AGAGCATATAGGCAAAACCGTATTTCTCACCCGTGAAGAAGCTGAAAAGGCTCTTACAAGCAAATAAACATTTTATTGAAAGGTGATGCAATAAATAAACGAGATGAAATATCCCAATGTTAAGCAGAAGTATAGATTTGAACTGGTAAAGGCAGCGAAGAATATAGATAACTCTAATATTGTTTTTACTAATCCTAATGATATTGAAGAATATATCAGGATATGTACAGAAAGAGATTTAACAGCAGAAGAAATCAGAAAAAGACAAGCACAGTGGTTTAATGAACATACGATAATTACCAGAGACTCAAATACTGGTGAAATTGCCATAGACTGTGACGAAATAAATTTAGAAGAACTTACAATAAATGATGAATAAACGAGATGAATAAACGAGATGATATGTCCAATATGTAAAAGTAGTAAATATGCTTATAACGCTTATGAGGAAGAATACTGGGGTTCAATAATAACTGTTGAACAGAATGGGTATTGTCCTCAATGTGGTTATATTATAAAGCAAGCATACAGTCCTGTTTTTGAAGCTTTTTGCGATACTAAGAAAGGTCATAAGTGTCCTAACGGAACATACATACAGAAAAATACTCGTAAACACAAAAGGTATCGTAGGAGAAGCAAGATAAGACTTGAGGTAAATCCCGAATGGATTAAATATGTTTGATATAGTTTAAAGAGGAGTGTGATACATAAATGAGTGGTGGATATTTCAATTACATAGACAGTCAACTCAAATCAGAAATCTTCGGCTGGTCTGATAAACCAAGAAATGTGTTTTCTGATAAAGAAATTTCACAGCTTGTCTGGGACATGCTTGACCTTATTCACGAATATGATTGGTACAAATCAGGTGATACTTGTGAAGAAGATTATCTTGATGCTAAGAAAAAATTCAAATATAAATGGCTAAAGAATGATGTTGAGAGATGTAAAAGAATTGTTGATGAAACAATTGCAGAATGTAAAGAAGAACTGTATAAAACCTATGGGATAAGCGAAATTACATAAATTATCACAAAACAAAAATTTCATTGACAGAAGGAGATGTTAAAAAATAAATCAGGAATACATAAAATCACCTATAAATTATGTAGGTAATAAATATCGCCTAATCAAGCAGATTATACCTTTGTTTCCTAAAAAGATTTCAATGTTTGTAGATGCTTTCGGTGGCTCAGGAACGGTTTTAATGAACACGGACGCAGACTATTACATATATAATGACATAAATCCTTATGTTTCAAGTATTGTGTCGGGATTGTTCTCAACGCCTTATGATGAAATAATCAAGCAAATTGAAAACATTATTTCGGAATACGATTTAAGTATGATAAATAAGGAAGGCTTTGAAAGACTTCGTAATAGTTATAATAATGGCAGAAAAGATTGGATTACATTATATACTTTGATGTGCCATTCGTTTAATCATCAGTTCCGTTTTAATAACAAGCACGAATATAATAGTAATTTCGGTAAAAATCGCAGTTATTTTTCTGACAGGCAAAGACAGGACTTACTCGCTTTGAAACAGAGATTTGAGAATAAAGACCCTATAATAGTATCGTCTAAAAACGCTTTCGATTTTGACTTTTTAGACTTTGACGAGAACGATCTGATATATTTTGACCCACCTTATTTTAATTCTGTTGGTAATTATAATGATGGGAAACGTGGCTTCGAGGGTTGGACTGCTGAACACGAAAAGAAACTTTACGAATTACTGGATAGATTGGACGAACAGGGAACAAGGTGGGCTTTATCAAATAATTTAAAATATGATAATGAATTTTTAGATACTTGGAAAGATAAATATAATATTCATTATTTATCTGGAGACTATCTAAATTGTAATTATCATAAGAAAGACCGAGAAACCAAAGATATAGAAGTGCTGATAACAAACTATTAAGGTAAGGAGATGATAAATTTTGAGCAACAATAAAGATTGGACAGGTAATAAGAAAACAACATTCGTTACGCTCGGTGCAAGCAATCATACAGACCACGATAGAGCTGAACACGATTATTACGCTACTGAGCCTAAAGCTGTTGAAGAACTAATGAAAGTAGAAAAATTCAATGGTTCTATTTGGGAGAATTGCTGTGGTGAGGGTCATTTGTCAGAGCCTATGATTAAAGCTGGCTATGATGTTGTAAGCACGGATTTAGTTGATAGAGGTTATGGGGAAGGTAATATTGATTTCTTCAAATGCAACAAAACTCTTGCAGATAATATAGTCACTAACCCACCCTATTCAAAAGCATTAGAGTGGACGGAACATTCGCTTGACTTGCTTGAAAGCGGTAAGAAACTTGCACTATTTCTTCCGATACAATTCCTTGAAAGTGATAAAAGAGCAAGACTTTTTAAGACAAGACCACCTGTAAGAGCGTGGGTAGCTGCTAACAGATTACTTTGTGGAATGAACGGTGATTTCAGTGCAAAAGATAAAGACGGTAATACTCTTTACAATAAAGATGGAACAGAAAAAAGAATGTCATCCGCAAAGTGTTACGCTTGGTTTGTCTGGGAAGTGGGTAATTATAATAACGCACCTGTTATCGGGTGGATAAATACATAAGGTGTAAGGATAAAAATGAAATATATAATACAGGTATCAGAATTACTTGCTACAAGACTTGAAGTTGAAGCTGAAACTGCTGAAGAAGCTGTACAAAAGGTAAAGGATGTTTATTACGATGATGATATAGTTCAAGCATCTGAGGATTACGCTGACGGTACAGTCCGATTTGAAGTAATTGATGAAATCTAAGATACTATATATAGTGTTTTACACTCGAATTATTACTATATGTAGTCAAAATTATACAATGAAAACAGTATTTGATGAAAGGAAAATAAAACTATGAGCAAAATGAAGTTAGGAATTATTATCACCATTAGCGCAATTCTCATTGTCGTACTCGCAATCTTCGGTATTCAAAGTTCTCAGAATAGAGCATTTATTCTTGAAGAACAGGTGAATACGGCACAGTCAGATATAAAAATACAGGAAAAGCGCAGAGTAGACCTTATTTATAATCTTGTTGATTGTGTCAAGGAATATGATAAGTACGAAGCCAATACCCTCACTGCTATCGTTGAAGGAAGAGGGTCAACTGGAGATATTGAAAATGTAACTACTACAATTACAGCCGTATCAGAAGCATATCCTGAATTGAAGTCAAATGAAAATTACAAGCAGCTTATGAATGAGTTGTCTATGACAGAAAATCTCATTGCTGAATATCGCAGTAACTATAATAAGTCAGTCAAAGAGTATAATCGTTACATAAGACAGTTTCCAAACAGATTGTTCCTTAACATCTTGGGTTATGAAGAACAAGAATATAACTATCTTGATTATAACGCTCCTGTAGATGCTCCTCAGAATTTGTTTGGTGATTGATTATGAGATTTAATAATAAAATTTATGATTATGGAAATTGGAAATTTCATAAAAATGATTTTGAAATTACCAAAAGAGAAGTAATTGTAAGTATATCAATTATTGCAATCCTTTTGATGATTGGGCTTGTTATTTCAAATAAAATTGTTGAATATCAGACAGATAAAAATGAAATATACAATAAAGCTGTTAAAATTGAGTCTTCTGAAATGTTTCAGTACGGAATGAACACCAATGTAGGCAATGCGTTTGTTTACGGAGAACTAAATGCGGTCGATACAGTGTCCTATCCTGAAATCGGCGGTTCTTATATGTATGTCAAAAAAATAGAGGAACATTATAATCGGCATACCAAAACTGAAACTTACACCGATTCTAACGGCAATACGCACACAAGAACTAAAGTATATTATACTTGGGATTATGCAGGTGAAGAAAGTGTAAGATGTAAAGAAATTAAATTTTGTGATATAAAATTTGACAGTTATAAAATTTCTTTACCGTCAACATTTTATATTGATACCATTAAAAAATCAAGTAGAGTTAGGTATCAGTATTACGGTGCTTCAACGTCATATAAAGGAACTGTTTTTACTGATTTAAGAAATAATACCATTTCAAACAATTCACCATTTTATACTAATATGAATATCAATGACACGCTGGAATATATAACAACTTCTCAAACTACAACTTTAATTGCATTTTGGATAGTCTGGATAATTGGCATTGGCGTGATTGTATTCCTATTTTACAAGGCAGAAAATAAATGGTTAGAATAAAGACGATTAAAGACTCGTTTTATTGTAAATTGAAAAGGAAGTGTTAATTTGAATGATATAGAACTTTGGCACGGTGACTGTCTTGAATTAATGAAGCAGATACCAGATAAAAGTGTGGATATGATACTATGTGACTTACCTTATGGTACTACTGCTTGTAAGTGGGATACTGTAATTCCCTTTGCATCTATGTGGGAACAGATAAACGGAATAGTTAAACCAAATACACCCATTATATTTTTTGGTTCACAGCCGTTTACATCAAAAATCATTATGAGTAATATAAGTTGGTTCAGAGAAGAACTAATTTGGCTAAAAAATAAACCTGCGAGTGGTATGCAGTGTAATCAAAAGCATATGAAAATTCACGAAAATATATGTGTATTCAGTAAAAGTGCTAAATATACATATAATCCACAAAAGTGGCTCATTTCTGAAAAAGAGTTTATAACGCAAAGAAAGACTTTTAAAGAAAATGAATATATAGGCAATCAGATTTATAGTACAACACACAGAACCCGTAAACCTGACACTGGAGAAAGAAATCCAATTTCAATATTGAGTTGTCGTGTACCGTTTACACTACAAAACAATAGGGCTTATTCCGATAATGTAGATTTGAGGTATCATCCAACGCAAAAACCTGTTGAACTACTAGAATACCTCATTAAGACTTTTAGTAATGAAGAAGATGTTGTACTTGATTTTACAATGGGTGCTGGTTCAACAGGTGTAGCTTGTAAAAATCTTAATCGTAAATTTATTGGCATAGAACTTGATGATAAATATTTTAATATTGCTAAAGAAAGAATTGAAAAAGCACAGGACAAATGGGAAAGGAAGTAAAATGTGTACAAATATTGAGAAATCATTTTATACATTAGGTAGAACATTAAAGACTTGTTTTAATTGTAGTTATTGTAGGGCAATAGAGGGTAGTTGTAAGCAGGTAGAGTATGACATATTACCGACTGACATAAACCCTATATTTAATAATATACCAGTAGCAGTAAATTTGACATACGGAGACCCTTTATTACAGGTAGATAAGACAGTAGAATATTTACATAGATTAGAAGAAGCAGGACATAAGGGTATAGTAGTAATAATAACAAAAGGTGATTTTTCACAATTTCCTGATATACCATTTAATTTAGATTTGCATATAGCATTTTCAACATTTGGTAAGAATCATAAATATGATGGTGGTAGTTGGGAAAGATTTATAAGTAATTTGGAGCAAACGAAGAATCGAAAGTATAATTATAAATATTCTATTGAGTTCAGACCTATATGCTGTGGAATAAATGATGACAGAGAAACGATAGCAAGGGTAATGAAAACAGCGAAGAAGTATAATATGTGTATAAGTTATAGTGGATTACAGGGTAAGCCAGAGGTAGTAGAGTATTGGGAAGAAAATAATATAGCCTTAAAGCCATATGAGGGGTATGAATTTGGGCATAAGAAGCCTATATCAGAGGGAGTAGAAAGAATAATAAGAGAAGAAGCGAATAAAAATTCTGTAATATTATTTCATAAAACATCATGTATGTTATCTTATGTACATAATAAAGATAGAGATTATAACTGTCATTACTACAGACCAGATGAGGTAGAGTGTAGTAAATGCCCTATGAATGAGAAATGTCGTAAGGCAAAGCATATGCACAGAGAGGTAGAGTTACCTTTTGATTATAGAATGAAGTATAAGGCACAGTATGAATGTATGTTGTATAAGACAGGAAAATGTAATTACCCCAGTGAGAATTGCAAGCGAATAGAGGGTATTGTAATAGAAACAGATGTACCCTTAAGAATATCTGATTATAGGCTTATAAAATGGTTGACAGGGTATTCAGTAAATAGTGATTTTGAGTATAATCAGGAGATAAGTAATATATGGAGGGCAAAAGATGTATGAGGAGAATGTAAAATGACACACCCATTAAATTTAACTAAAAGTTCAAACGAACTAAAACAACTTATCGCAGAAAATCCAGACCTGCCTATTGTGGTTCTTGTAGGAGGGGAAGCTGCATCAGACGATTGGGGCTATACATATTGTGCTGATGTTCGTTTTAGTGTTGAAGAAATACTTGATTGTACATTACCGTTTGGTAACTGCTATGTATATAACGACCGAGACGATTTTAAAGATGCTTTATCAAATTACTTAGCAGACTATGAAGAATACGAAAAGTTATCTGATGAAGAATTTGAAACTCTATTTAACAAAGAGTTAAGTAAGTATGAACCTTATTGGAAGAAAGTAATTGCTATAAAAGGCGATAACTGAAAAATAACTGAAAGGAGAATGTCAAATGAAAACAATAGGAATTTTCACAAACAACAAATTAACAGCACTCAGAACAGCTACTAATATAATCAATGATTATAAAAAAATTGGTATAACCGTAACTAAGCAAATCAGAAACGATTCCAATTTACATATTGAATTTTCAAATGGCACAAATGTTAAATGGATAAAGCCAAATTTAAATTCAAGAGGTCAGAAAGTTACAGATGGCTATATTGATATTAGCACTTGTTCTCTCGAAGCAATTTCGACCATTATACAGCCTTCTGTAATAAATCTTGAAAATGACCCTGAAATTATTATTATTGACCCAAATTTAGATTACAAGGATTATGACCTCGATACTCTTATTGATAGACTTGAAAAAATAAGATACATCAAGGGAAATATTACTGATATATGTTGGCACGATGATGATTACGGCAGGCAGACTATTAAGGGTGTAAATATATCAAGTAATAATTGTTTATCTTTTGTTGCACCCGTCTGATTTTTGAAAAGAGATGATTAAATGGCTGAATCGAATAATTTGGAACTCACAGATATAACAAGTATGACTTTTATAAATGAGGATGGTGTTGAGTATACCACTCCTTGGGAGATAGTTTATGCATATAAGGGTAATGTTTATCTTACTAAAGAGGAGTGTGATGAAGCGATACGAAGAGATAAAAAACGATAGTTGATATTTTAAAATGTCAAAAGCAGACTGAAGAGATGATGAAAGAACTTTATGAGATGGCTAGAGAAACTTGCAATGGAGAACTTTATGATCGTAGTTGCAGACTGTCTGGTGAACAAAAAATGAGTTATTATATCAACAAATATATAAACAAAAATAGACATAATAAAAGATGTAGACGGCAATATGGTGGAGAGTAAAGGAGAATATAATATGAAAAATTGTAATACTTATTATGAATTTATGTATGGTCAGTCTGGAACAATTTCAATTTCAGAACATTGTGGCAATAAGAACAACTGTATTAAACAGTGTAGGAAGAAAACAAATAAAGATGAAAGAAAAATGAATTATGACGAGTTAAGACATAAGATACATGATATTCTCGAAGATTTTTTGCGCCACGAAATAGAAATTTGTAACGCTGGTGAATTTGATTTTGAATATATGGAATTTCGTACTGATGATATTTTACGCCTTATTAAAAGACAAGGTGGCACATATTGATAATGAAAATCCTCTTTTGTTACATAAAAGGAGTTAATTAAAATGAAATACATGGGTAGTAAATCTCGTATCGCAAAAGATATTGTACCGATTATTCAGAAGTATATCGATGATAACAAGATAACAAGTTACATTGAACCGTTTTGTGGTGGAGCTAATGTTATTGATAAAATAAAATGCAAAAGCAGAATTGCTTCTGACATAAATCCTTATCTTATTGCTTTACTGAAACGTGTTCAAAATAAAGAAGAACTTTATGATGAAGTTCCTAAAGAATTATATGATAAGGTCAGAGCTTCTTATAACAATAAAGATAATAGTTTTGAAAATTGGGAATACGGTAATATAGGTTTTCTTGCAAGTTATAATGGACGTTTCTTTGACGGTGGTTATGCTAAGTCTGGATATGAAAACTTAAAGAATGGCGGTCAAAGATATAGAGATTATTATAATGAAGCTAAGAATAATATTTTATCACAAAATTTACAAGGTATTATTTTTATTAATGATAATTATAGGAATCTTGAAGCAAATAATTCAGTTATTTACTGTGACCCACCTTATGCGAATACAAAACAATTTGCAAATGCGAGACATTTTGACTATGAAGAATTTTGGAATTATATGAGGAAATGGTCTGAAAACAATGTTGTACTTATATCTGAATTAAATGCTCCTGACGACTTTGAATGTATTTGGGAGAAAACAGTAAGTCGAAGTATTAAAAGTACAGATAAGAGTAGAGATACAGAAAAATTATTTATACATAAAAGTGAATAGGTTGTATAAATAATAAATAACCTACCACAAAATGAAACTACTGCTGAACCTTTACATTCGGGAAGCGAAGCGGAACGAATGTAACAGGTGAAGCACCATTGCGAATGAGTGGAGCGAAGCGGAACGAAAGAGCGATGGCAGTAGGATAGTGTATAGGGTGTATACGGGACAGATATTAAGAGATGTATATGGGATATGTGTGAGGTTATTTATGTACTATATGTATGTACTAAGGTTTATGTACTAAAGTTTATATACTAAGACTTATGTATTAAGGATTGTTCTTTAACATTGCATAGGGGTTGGTCGCTCGTTCACTACGTTCACTCCCGCCCTTCTTTTTGCAATTCATCTCCGCTACGCTCCGATGAAATGCAAAAAGGGCAGTGTCGTTGTGGATGGGGTTGTGATATACATATATACAACATATGTACAATTGACAGATGAAAATAAAGATAAAATGAGGAGTTATAAATGAAATAAAAAAATTGAACGATTATAATTCCTAACTATTATTATTATAATATGATAGCCATTGGAATCGTTCAACTTTTTATATAGATGTTGCGCAAGTGCAAAAATTGCACAATAGTGTAATGTACAGGACGCCTTTGAAGATGAATTGTTGCCCGTTAAGGGGGAAGATTTATATTTATATATAAGAACAGGATAATGGGCAACAATTATTAACGAAGTTAATGTAAGATGTACAGTTTTAAGGGATAAAAATAAAAAAGGAGCGGTCTATTAACCATGAACACAGAAAATTTAAAAAAAGGTCAAAAAATAAAAAATTATAAAGAAATGTGCAAAATTTTAAATGAAAAAGAAAAAAGCGGCAATTCTAAACAAGCACAAATAAAAGAATGGGAACGGTATTTCTCTTATAAAAAACAAGGCTATACCTTCATTGTAACAGATATATATAAACAAGAGAAACCTAAACCGCCTCGTGCAGATAATGTTTATTTGAGATTACTTGAAACCGTGCTTATGAATAAGCTTTCACTTGAAGAAGACTTTATGGTAAATTTCTCTAAACTTAAATTGTATGAATATGTCGGATTCACGAATATAAATTATACAGCAGAACAAAAAATTATCAATTCATTTATTGGAGAAGTAGCTGATAAATATTCAATAACTCAAGAACAGGCTAAAGACTATTATAAAAAATTTATAGCTTTTTCTCATAAAAAATTTGACCGAATACTTTTTGATGCTTTAAATTCAATGCAGCGCAGACATTTAATTTATTTTACGAAAATTTATACTATAGCTTACTATGATGAAAATAATAATGAAATATTTAGAGAAGCTACTAATGAAGAAATTGAAGATATACTTGAAATAACCAAAGAATTTCATAATATGCATCCAGAGTATACATACATAAATACCTATAATTACAATGCTTATATAGCAAGTCTGAATAAAGAATTTATGAAGCGTAAAGGTTGGGAAAGTGCCTATCTTACTATTAAAGTAATAATTAATAAGAAATACATTAGGAGCGATATTCCTATAGTTATGGAGCAATTGCGCAAGGAATGTGAAAAGAATAAGCTTGATGTAAATTATAAAGTAATCGAACGTTTTAATGAACACTTTGACAGAGTATTCAATGAAAATAAGAAAAAATACGAAGAACAACAGCAAAAAAAGATTTGCATTTTTTCTGACGATGCGAATTTACCTGAACGAATGGGTTTGGTTGATTTAAATGAGCAGCAGGTTATGAATGATGTTGAAAAGGAATATGTTAATTTATTTGTTAGTTTGGAACAAACAAAAGAAAGGATGGTACAATAACTTGACTTCTACAACCACTACAAGCATACACAATATATATTCCACAACAACTCACACACGTTTTAACAGTATCCCTGTAAACTCTCTTACCAACTACCCTACCCAACCTTGTAAAGACTGTAGTAAACGTCACGCACGTTGTCATAGTAAATGTAATGAATATGCAGCTTATAAAACTCAAATAAACAAATATAACTTATTAAAAAAGAAAGAGAAAGCATTTGATACTTATTGTGTCCTGCGCTACATAGACTACCAGAATAGCAAAATCAGCAAAAGGTAAGGCTTCGGCAAGAACCTTTTTATATAGAAAACAAATAAATTTATGAAGGGAAAAGTGATATTTATTGGCTTTAAACAAACAAATTAATATCTACAGTGTTGACACAAGTGCGTTTTATACACGCAAAGAGATGGCTATACACAGAAAAATTTCACAAATCACGCAAGAAAAAAAAGTCATTAAAGACAAGCTCAAAGAACTACTTCAAAGCCCTGACAAAACAGATGAAGAAAAAGAATATATCAAAAGGCTTGAAAAATACAAGTCGATGAAGAACAGGCGTCTGAAAAGCTTAAAAGAAAAATTGTATGATTTGCTTAAATCAAATCATATTGTGCGTGTTTTGAACCCAAGAGCAACAAATGAACATAATATCGTTTCAATCTTTGACTCTTCGCTCACAAGAATAATGGGGTGTGAGCAGAATAAGCTTTATGATGATTTAATAATTGTTCAGACATATTTCTTTGATGTATTAAAAGACTTAATTACAAGAGGTTTTTATTACACCAACCCCAATTCTTCTGAACCAATAAAAGAAAAGTATGTATGCTTCACGGCAAGTGCAGGACAGATACGAACTAAAAAAACGGTATTTATTAAAGAACGTATTTTACAGCAATATGAAAACACAATTACTTGCGGCTTACCCTTAAGCAAAATTAACGCAAAGGGCGGTATCAATGTAAATAAGTATCTTGCTTATTTAGCCCTCTGTAACTCCGCTACTGACGTTTGGGAACAGTTTGATATAGATAGGTCTATTGTTGTTGAAGACTTTGAGACGTGCGTACACGGGCTTGTAGACTACATAGACGATAAGACTTATAAGATTGAACGTATTGAAATGGACGTACCGATAACTCATACTGATGGCTGTGGAATGATGTTACCAAAGGTAAACAGACGTAATATGATGGTTCGGTTGCCGTGGATAAAAGGATTACTTGCGGTATTTGACTTCCGTAAATTTATTACAGAGCATATAGAACAATATCCAAACTGTGCAATTGTAAAAGATATTTATGGTTATGAGCATAATATTCTTGAAGAAGACATTGAAGTAATATTTACCAAATCGCAATTGAAGATGTGGAAATATTACGAAAACTGGGAAGAATACAAAAATAACTATAAAAAATATAATTGTACGGCTGGTAAGTGTAATGAAGAAGAAGAATTTACAAATGCCAAGTTAAACTACCAAATGCTACAGACTTTAACCGATTTAACAGATAATGAACTTATACAAATTGCTTCTGAAAGCGAATGTAACATTCAGAATTTAGCTTCTGACCGAAAGACGATGCTTAAAGCTTTCGGAGCAACAAAATATAACACTCATAAAAATGCTTTTCAAAAATGTTTACTCGCCTATCCTGAACTTCTTAGTGATGTTTATACCAAAACTACCTTAAAAGAAATTAAGAAGAGTTTAGAGAAAGATTTATGGTCAGCTAAGCTTAACATAAATGGTATATATACATTTTTGATACCTGATTTATATGCTTTTTGTGAATTTATGTTTTTACATATAAATGAGCCTAATGGTCTGTTAGATGAAAGCGAAGTATTCTGTAAGTTATTTAAAGATAGTCCTAAGCTCGATTGTTTGAGAAGTCCACATTTATACAAAGAACACGCTGTCAGAAAAAATGTTATAGATGAAGAAAAAAGTAAATGGTTTACAACAAAAGCCATTTATACCAGCTCTCACGACTTAATCTCCAAAATTTTGCAATTTGATGAATAACATTGTCAAACCTTGTGGAAACTCAAGGATATAAAACTTAGTGAACTTATAAATATAAGGTGTCAATTCAACAGTTTATTGTCTTGTCGTCACAGGAAATGGTGATTAATGAATTGGCTAACAGGGAACTTGACGGAATCCTGTGCTAAATAAAAATTGTTTTATAAAACACAAAAGAGGTGAGTATAATAATAAAAAAAATAATTTATAAAGAACAAGTTTATGAAGTTACTGATACTGGACAAGTATTTAAAGATGGAAAAGAGTTAAATCAAAATATTAATCACGATGGATATTTGGTAGTTGCCACTAAAGATTATAATAAACAGTGGCGAAACACAGGAGTACATAGATTGGTTGCATTAGCTTTTTTAAAAAATGATGACCCATTTAAAAATGAAGTTAATCACAAAGATTTTAATAGACAAAACAACAATCTTTGTAATTTACAATGGGTAACCCATAAAGAAAATGTACAGTATTCTTTATGCAATCGTCCTGACATAAGAGGTAAACTTAATCCTAATTACGGCAATAAGAAACTTTCCGAACGTTATGCAAAAAACTCGTTATTAGCAAAAGAAAAACAGTCACGAAAAGGTTTACAAAACGGACGATGTAGAAAAATAACAATTTTTAAAGATAATAAACCCTTACAAACATTTGAATACATTGATTTATGTTGTGAATATTTAATCGCTAATGGCTATTGTAATGCAAAAAAATCAAGTGTAAGAAGTAAGATTGATAGAGCTGTAAGAAATAATGAAAAATATAAAGGGTTTACTTTTCAAAAACATTAAAAACAATTTTTATAAGTTAAACGACTATCGAAAGGATAGTTTATATTCCTTTCATCTAAGGAATATAAACGAGTAACCGAGTAGAGTACCTTTATGATGAAACTTCATATTGGGAAGTGCTAAGAACCTACGTTAGTAATAATATGGTTAAGATATAGTCTAATAATTTAGTGATATTATATCGTTAAACTATTGAATGACGGAGACAAGTCGTTAGTAATTGCTGATGAAACAATAATTAATGCTGCTGAACGTAATACAAAAGATATTGTTCCTTTATATTACAATATGGCTAAAGCAGGAGCAAGAATTATTAACAAAAATGAAATCTATAATGGTATGATAGCTGCTTATACAGGTGGAAACATAGGTGAAATAAGCAACAATATAACGAAGATATGGAATAGCGGAGAAATTACTGAAGAAAAATTAAATGCGGTCAAATGGTTGTGTATGGAAAACAATTTTGTGATTGATTATGCAAAAACTTTATATAAACCAACACGCCCAAAAGAAGTTGATGTCATTATAAAGAAATACACCAATTATAAAACTCCTCAGTTTTTTCAATACGCAAAAGATAAAAAGCCATATCAAGTTGAAGAAATAAATGACTCTTGTGTAAACCGATTACGTTCATTACATAAAAAAACAAGACTTAAATTTAATTCACGCAACAATGGCAAGTTTAATTACAAAGTATTGATACACGACCCAGAATGTATTAATGAAGATTTTGCAGCCGCTGTGATGGATAAATACAATGATATTTATAAGAATATCCATATTCGACTTTTCGCCACTGAAAATAAATGTAATAACTATAATTACATTTATAACTCAATACTTCAAGAATTTACAGATGAATTTGGAAATATTGATGCTGTAGCAGATAATCTCGTTTATGGTTTATTCAAGAAAAGTCATAGTAGTCGCAAACAAGTTTTTTGGGAAGTATTCGGTGAAGTAATTTATCGACATATCACAGAAAACTTATCTGATAAATATATTCAATGTGACAGATGCGGTACACGCTTCTTCTCTACTAATCCGCATCAACGTCTATGCAAAGATTGTGCCACTAAAAGGAAATATGTTCCCATCGGTATAAAAAAAGTAGCTTGTTGCGATTGTGGTACTAAGTTTGAAGTAGATGCAAGAAATATGAAAAAAGTGCGTTGTGATGCTTGTCAAAAAGAATATCGCAAAGTATGGGACAGAGATAGAAAACGCAGACAACGAGAAAGAACTATTAGTATTCAGACATAAAATCCGCTTTTGTTTTTAATTAAATAATCCGTCAAATGACGTAGGTACGTTGATTGAAAGATTTTACATATTTTTTCAAAAACACATAAAGTACCTAAAATACACGCATCTACGTCATTTGCGGTCTATTTTAACCTAAAAATCCTAAATAGTAATAAGGGAAGACTGTTCTGACTATAAAAAATATATTTCTTGATGAAAATGTAAAATGTCAAGTTTGTCATTGTTCTTCCTGACTATTACGAGAAAAAAGGATGAAATTACACTTGTTTATTATCACAAAAGAAGAAGCCGCACAGATTTATAAAATTTATCCAAATGCTGATATTACTATTTGTTCAAAGCAAAAGAGATGCGGTGGAAAAACTTATTGGTGTTCAGAAGACACTGAATATAAGAAGATTATTAATGAATTGCGTAACAACGCAAATCAAGATTGAAAGGAATGAATTGACAGATGATTACAAATAAGATGTGCGAGAACTGTCAGAGTTGGGATGTTTGTAAAATTGCAGACATTCTTTATAAGTTTGATGAAGATGCTAAGAAGCAGCTTGGTGTTGATATTACAATTGATTCTTGCTTGAATTATATTCCTGTTGAGAAAGAAGAAGCACCTGTTGAAGTTGACGGATAATAGGTGGTGGACATTATTACTGTCTATAGAAGACTTGAGAACGAATCTGACGATGAACTGATATATAGGATATGTAAAGAAAAACAGTTGATAGGCACTTGGGAAGATGTAAAGAATATTCTGAATGGGCTGCTTAATGAAGATTACGGTGAAAGTACATATCGTAAAAAATATCAGTGTTTTGAAAAGATGTTCAATGCTAACCAAAAGCTTTTTGTTCAGGATAATGAAATGCTAAACACTATTCAGGAACAGCAACGTAATCTCCAAAAAGAGCGTATGAAGCTGCAAACTGAAAAGCTTGAATATAATAAATGGCTGCGAGAAAACGCAAGAGATGAACTCATTACTGAAAAAATATGTGAAGTAATAAAACAGCTCCCCTTACCTGTTGCACCAGAAAAAATTGAAATAAAACATAGTACCAAAACAGGAATACTGTGTTTTGGTGATGAACATTATGGGTGTGAATTTGAGATAAAGGGTTTGTTTGGTGAAGTTCTGAATAGCTATTCACCTGAAATTTTTGAAGAGCGTATGTGGAAATTGCAAAGTGAAGTAATTGAAATAATCACAAAAGAACGACTTGACAGCTTACACATTTTTAATCTCGGTGATTTTTCGGACGGTGTATTGCGAGTAAAACAGTTATTCACATTACGTTACGGAGTAATTGAAGGGTCTGTATTATATGGAAACTTTATTGTACAATGGCTCAATGAGTTGAGTAAGTATGCATCAATACGCTTTCAGATGGTCTTTGGTAATCATACAGAATTGCGTATGCTAAATCAACCTAAAGGAACTTTTGAAAAGGAAAATATGGGATTGGTAGTAAAGAATATGATTAAAACAATGCTTGCCGATAACCCTAATTTTACTTTTGTTGAAAATCCTACTGGACTGATTTATGAAAATATATTCGGAAGTGTTTTTCTTGGAATACACGGAGAAGTCAAGGATATGAATAAGACTCTCAGTGATTTTTCAAGGACATACAATATCGATATTTCTTATCTCATTGCAGGACATTTACATCACAACATTTCGGAAGAAGTGGGTATGGATAAAGAAGTAATTAACGTACCGAGCATTATCGGTATCGATGACTATTCTATATCTTTGAATAAGACTTCAAATGCTGGGGCATTGCTTTTGGTATTTGAAAAGGACTAAGAAGAAATGTCCGAAACAAATTTCGATGCTATTAAATATGCTATGGAAATGGGCTGTTTCTGGTGGGGCGAAAATGACAATGCGTTCTTCAACTATGAGAATCTTACTAAAGTCAGAAGAATAAAGCAAGCTCTTTATCCTGCTGAACAATATAAACTATTTGACAGTAAAATTATAAAATACAGTAACAAAGTTGCTGGTGAAATAAGATTGCTTACAGCCGACATAGCAGTAATGAGTTCAAAGAAAAGGCGCAACGATAGTACGGCTATATTTGTACTTCAACTCACGCCAACTAAGGATGGTCAATATATAAGGAATGTACTTTATGCTGATAATTTTGAAGGTGGACATACTGAAATGCAAGCTTTAAGAATCCGTAAATTATATGAAGACCTTGAATGTGACTATATTATTATAGATACAAATGGCGTTGGTATAGGTGTTTACGATTCACTTGTAAAAGACCTTATTGATGAAGAAACAGGTATAATGTATGAAGCATTGACTTGTATAAATGACCCTGAAATGGCTGCTCATTATAAAGGTGCTTCAAAAGCTCCGAGAAAAGTTATATATAGTATTAAAGCTTCAAGTAGTTTTAATAGTCAATGTGCTTGGGCGTTAAGAGATAGCATCAATAGAGGTAAATTACGTTTACTTCTTATTGAACAAGAGTTCAGAACAAATATCAAAGATAATGCCGCCTATAAGAAACTAAGTCCTGATGACAAACTAACGCTTGAAATGCCATACATACAGACCACATTACTTGTTACTGAATTGGTTAATTTAAACTATGTAATCAATGGTACTGATGTAAAAATCAAGGAAGACTATAATAAACGTAAAGATAGATATTCAGCTCTATCTTATGGCAATTATATTGCAAATGAACTTGAAAATAAAATAAAACGACACGTTAAAACAAATTCGCACTTCTATTTTGAAATGAGAGCTGCGAAACCGAAAGGAAGGTGATTAAATGACAAGTAATGCTATGATAAGCAATGAAGACGAAATTTTTAAAACAAAAAAACCATACCAAAGTTTTGATATGGTAGGCGGCTTGTTTCGCAATGATTTAGGAACTTACGGTACAGCTAAAAATGTAAGCGTTATGCTGAATGATACTACTCAAAATAATCATACTAACTTATCATTTAAAAAGCCGACCCGTGCCGATATTACTAATTATCTAAAAAATCCAGAAGTTTATTCAAACCAACTCAGAAATGCAAGTAACTATTTATATGAAGTAAGCACTCAATATCGAAGGCTTATAGATTATTTTGCAAAGCTGCTTACCTTAGATTATATAATAATCCCTTATAAATTAAACCCTTCTAAGGTCAACGCAAAAACATTTGAAACTGCTTATTTTAAAGCTGTTGCATATTTGCAGAATATGAACATCAAACACGAAATGCTGAGAGTTCTGACTGTGGCTTATCGAGAAGATGTTTATTATGGCTATATTCTTGAAGAGAAAGATTCGTTTCATATACAGAAACTTGACCCAGATTATTGCCAGATAACTGGTATTATTGATTCCTGCTTTATATATTCATTTAATTTTGCTTATTTTAATTCAAGAGAAACGGAACTTGAAAATTTCCCTTCTGAATTTAAGGATAAGTATGAAGCTTATAAAAAGAACAATAAGCTTCAATGGCAGCAGCCTGATTTTAAAAAGCAATTCTGTATTAAAGTTACTGAAAGTATTTATCCTTGTCCTATAATTCCTTTTGCTGGTGTATTTGACTATATATTCCAAATACTTGATTATATTGATTTACAGGAAACCAGAGAAGCTTTGGACAACTATAAGGTAATTGGTTTGAAGATACCAATGGATGAAGACGGCAATATTCAGATTGACTTGGATATGGCAAAGGACTTTTATAAGCAGTTATGTAACGTACTTCCCGAATCTGTTGGTGCTTTTATGTCACCTATGGATTTTCAGGATATAGCTTTTGAAAGAAGTAATGCTGCCGATAGTGACCTTACTACTACGGCTATTGAGAATTACTGGAACAGTACAGGTGTAAGTGCAATATTGTTTGGTAAAACTCAAACAGCACAAAGCTTGAAAATAAGTATACAAGCCGACTCTGTTATGGCTATTGGTGTTTGTAAACAGATTGAGCGTAATATCAATCGTTTATTGAAGAATTTAAGTGGTACATATAAGTTCCAGATTTCAATTCTTCCTATTACTATATTTAACCAGCAGGATATGAGCAATGCTTATTTAAAACAGGCTCAGTATGGAATACCTTGTAAGTCAATGGTAGCCGCTTCTGTCGGTTTAAGTCCTAACGATATGATAGGAGCAAATTATTTGGAAAATACATTCCTTAATTTGCACGAAGACTGGATTCCGCTTCAATCTTCACATACACAGTCTTCCGATAGTGAAGAAGCTGGACGTGTAAGCAATGAAGAAAACGGTGAAGAACTTACCGATGCTGGTGAAGTAACGGCTGAAAATGAAAGCAATGCGGAAAGAGTGGTGTAAATATGAATTATTTATATGTAACTGACGCAAAGCTTAAAGATAAGCTGTTAAACCAACAATATGAACTACTACAAGAACTTAATAATATAAATCAGACCATCTGGATTTTTGCTTTAAATCCAGATGGTTTTACTTTTAATTTAAAAGAATTTGAAGCTTTGCCGAACAATGGCAAATGTTTCATTTCAGATAAATTGATGATGTGTTTTTGAAAGGCGGTGAATTGAATGGAAGAATTAAAACACATTTCATTGCCTGTAAAAATGAATTTTGATGAAAATTTTGATAGTGACAAATTTTTAAAAGTTGTTTTAACTTTTGCTCACGATGGTATCAATCCTAATAAAACACGTTTTACTATTAAAGACCTTACATCACATAAAGACAGTCTATTCCTTTCCCCTCTTCTTGGTAACATTGTTGAAGACGAAGAAGGAAATTATGCCTTCGGAAAACACGATATGGAATTTAGACCTAATCCTTTTCAGGATAATAAGATGCAGACTTATTATATTGAAAATATTATCGGTATCATTCCACCTGAAAATGAAGCTAATTTTTCTACGATTGTAATAGATGGCAGAAATTATGTAACGGTAATTGGTTATTTGTACAAAGGCTATTCAAATTTTGCTGAAGATATTATAAAGCAATATGATCAAGTACCTATATCAATGGAAATTGAAGTATTTAAATATACTTTTGATGCAAAAGCAAAAGTATATGACATTCAGGATTTTGCTTATCGTGGTATTACGTTTTTACACCAAGAATGTGGAACGGGTATGATTGGTGCTAACGCACAAGTATTTTCACAATCAGACTTTTATCAGATTATGTTTACAATGCAACAGGATTTGAAAGTAATGTTTAATTCAAACAATTCAAATCCTGATGAATGTAATAAAGAACTCTATAAAGAAGGAGGAAATGACGTTTTGGAAGAAAAAGTAACTAACGCAAATGAAACTCCTGTTCAGGAGAACTCAATAGAACCCACCATTATAGAAACACCTATTGTTGATATTGAACCTAACGAGCCTGTTGTAACACCAGAAGCACCAGACACAAATGAACCGTCTGAGCCTATAGCAGAACCAGCTAAGTTCAGCAAGACTTTTGAGCTTTCTCACGATGATGTACGTTGTGGCTTATATGCACTTCTTGACAAAACAGAAGAGACAGATAATGAATGGTATTTTATTACTTCTGTATATGATACCTATTTTGAATACAGTAATTGTGATATGAACAAGCATTATCGTCAGAATTACATAAAAGACAATGACAATATCACTTTCGATGGTGAACGTGTTGAATTTTATATTGAAAAATTAACTGCGACTGAAAAAGCTGCTCTTGAAACAATGCGTACCAACTATGAAGCTGAACATACAGAACTTGAAACTCTCAGACAGTTTAAGGCTAATTATGATGCTTCTGTTATTAATGAACAGAAAGAAGTTATTCTGGGTAAATGGGAAAGTAAAATCGGCGAGGATGTTGAAGCTTTTAAGCAGCTTAAAGCTGACTATTCAAACATTTCAGTTGACGAACTTGAAATTAAATGTAAATGCATTTTTGCAGACGTAAAGTGTGAAGCTGAAAATGCTCCTGTTACAAAATTCAGTTCAATTGAAAAAGACACAGGAACTTATATTAATATTCCACAGCAGGCTGTTGAGGAAAATAAACCTAATAGTCCTTATGGAAATTTATACGACATTGTTAAATAAACAAAGAAAGGAAGAAAATTATGGCTAATACAAAACACGCAATTGTACGCAGAGACCTTATGTCTGGTACAACTGATGCTTCTATGCTTGTTTCACTCAAGTATTTTTCTGATGTAAGCAAGCTCAAGACAGCAGAAATTGATAACGGTAATATTGTTGCTGTTGAAGGCGATCTTCTTGACGGTGAAAGAGAAATTTATATTGCTAAGACACCTACAGCAGCTACACCTCTCAAGAACATTGTTCTTGTTGCAAATCCAGAACTTTTTTATGATGAAACAAAACATCACAATCTTGATGAATATGTAAATGAAGCTGGTAAGACTATTCGTGGTTACAGACTTCATCTTAATGACATTTTCTCAGTTACAGCAGAAGCTATTGAAGGCACACCTCAGAAGGGCAAGTTCCTTAATGTAGGTGCTACAACAAAGCTCGTTGTTGCAGATAGTGTATCTGGCAGTGATGTTAATGTAGGTAAGATTATTGAAGTTGAAACTGTTGGCAGCGTTACATATTACGTTGTCAAGGTAATGTTTTAATGAAAGGAGGATATGATTATGTCTTTAAATACACTTAAATTTTCTGCCAATGGAGTAGAATTTACAGGTGCGCAGGTCGTACAGCTTGCTGTTGATTCATATAAGGGTATTCCTACTCAGTATTCTGCTGATATGACATCTGCCACACTTCGTCAGGCACTTATTGCTGCTAATAACGGTAAAGACCATATTGATAAGAGAGATATTCGTGATGGTAAGTGTGGTGCGGTATTCGCAATTATTGAAGAGGTAATTACTAAGACTGTTATTGATGGTCTTCAGGGTAACGAGTTCTTTATGAATATGGTTGAATATAAGAACCTTGCTCTTGGTGATAAGAATGAATTTTATGTACCAGATGATACACTCTTTAAGGTTGCTGAAATTGCTCGTGGTACTCAGGGTATTCGTGCGCAGAGACTCACAGGTGGCACAAGCTTTTCTGTTGATATAAAGACTTACGGTGTAAAGATTTATGAGGAAATTGACCGTGTACTTTCTGGTAGAGTTGACTTTACAGAAATGATTAACCGTGTTGGTCAGTCTATTGCTAAGCAGCAGTACGAGGAAATCTTTAAGACTTGGACAAGCCTTACAACTCCAACTGTTTCAGGTAGTACATATATGCCAGCTACTGGTTCTTATTCTGAGGGCGCACTTCTCGAACTCTGCGAACACGTTGAAGTAAACAATGATGCTACACCTGTTATTATGGGTACAAGAGAAGCTCTCAGACAGGTAAAGACTGCTGAAGTTTCTGATGAAGCTAAGAGCGACCTTTACAACATTGGTTACTATGGTAACTTCAATGGCATTCCTATGATTCGCATTAAGCAGATTCATAAGACAAATACAGATGAGTTTCTTCTTCCGAACAAGCAGCTTTATGTTATTGGCACAAGCACAAAGCCTATCAAGTATGTAACCGAAGGTAACTCATTCATCAATACAAGAAGCACTTTTGATAATGCCGACTATACATCTGAATATATGGTTACATATAACGCTGGTGTATCTATTATTCTCCCAGACAAGAGAATCGGCGTTTATACAATGTCTTAATTTTAGACTAAAGGATTTAAAGGAGAAAAAATAATGGCAACAACAAAGAGAACTACTTCAACTTCTGCTAAGTCAAAGACAACTTCTTCGGCTAAGAACAATTCGGAGGTTGAAGAAAAAGTTGAAAAAGTTAATGATGCCATAACCGTAATAAATAATACTGAAGCTGTAGAAGAGAAGTCCATTTCTTCTACAGCTCCTGTTTTTACTCGTAAAACAGAAAAGTATTATCCTATGGATGCGGTTGTTATGGTTCGTAATGCAACTGGTGGCAAGCTTGTATATGTAAGTAAGCGTCTTACTGGTTATGAAGAAACTTGGTATACATTCGGTGAAGAAATTCCTATGGAAATGGCTGAATTGTATTCAATGAAAAATACGGACAGAAGCTTCTTCACTCAGAATTGGATTGAAGTTGACCCTTATGTACTTAAAGACTTGGGTATGGAAAAGTTCTATGAGAACGCAATTTCAATTGATGAAGTTGAAGAAATTTTTGAAAAGAGTCCTAACGAAATTATTAAGATTGTTTCTGAAATGAAGTCAAGTATGAAGACTGCTTTCGCTCTTCAGGCTATTCAAAAAGTCAAAGATGAAGAACTTACAAATATTGTAACCATTAATGCTATTGAAAAGGCTTTAGGTTGTTCTATTTATGAACGTTAAAGGAGGTTTGTTATGGCAACCTCTTACTCAACAATTATAAATGCTTTTTTAATGAAGGTAAAAGCATATAAGTTGATAGCACTTCTGGAAGACGACAGAGAAGAAATGGTTAATTTTTATCTCAGTTCAGCTTGTGCAAAATTTTATAAAAAGTGTCGGCATAATTTATTGAACCGTGATGATGTAACTCAGGAATTTGCAGAAGAGCTTGATGCTGATGAAGCTGATATTCTTTCTGAAATTATGATAACTGAATGGCTATCACCGATGATGTATGACGATGAACTGCTTGAAAGCAGATTGAATACAAAAGACTTTACTGAATACTCACCTGCTAAATTAATTGAGCAGATACACGAAGTTTTTAAAACAAGTAAAAAATATTCAAAACAATTGATTATTGACTATACTTATTCTCACGGTGATATAGCTGAGGTGAATAAGCCATGATTGATACTATTTATAATGCAATTCCAAATGAATTATTTATTAACTATATGGACAGTTTGACCAATAGGGTTTTTAAAATCTTGCCTATGAAAGATGATAAAGACAAAACAGTTGATACTTACATAGCAAGTCTTTTATTTGAGATGACAGGAGAGCAGGAGTTAATTGTTTTCTTAAAAAATGATAGACGATATATGACTGTTCTTAATAAATTGCAAGGATTACTTAATGATGATAGTAACTATCGTGGTGTTATTTTCGATTGTTTAAGTGACATTGGTGTTTTAAAACAGCGTTATTGTAAAGGACGTGATACTAATGCCAATTAAATGGAATTTGTATAAAAACACCCTTACAGTAGACGGTGAAACAAGACGTGATCGTGCGATTAATGAAACACAGCGTTCAATAATTAAACGTTCGGCTCGTTCACCTGCTTATAAAACAGTTTTAATTGATGGTAATGAACAGCAGGTTGTAATTACTGCAACTTCAGAATTGCCTACAAAGAAAATAAATGCTTTGCCTAATGAACATATCTATGCAGGAAGTATAGTTCTTTGGAATAAACGTCATTGGCTTATCACTTATGTCGATTGTGAAGATGAAGTTTATCAAAGAGGAACTATGCAAGAATGTAATATCTATCTTAAATGGCAGGACAAGGATGGTAATATTCTTGGACGTTATGGTTATGCAGAAGATATTACACAATATGCTACTGGTGTGGTAGAAGGCAAAATAATTAATTCACTTGAACTTAACTATAAAATTCAGCTTCCTCTTGATAAAGATACCGTGCTTCTTAGGCGTGATAAACGTTTTTTAATTGATGTTTTCACATCCGAACCTAATGCATATATCCTTACAAATCGCAATGTAATATCTATGAATTTCAATCCAGAAGATATTAATGAGGGATATGAATTTGATGGTAGAGATAAAGTCTTAATGCTTACATTATCGCAAACACAGTTAAGCAGAAAAGACAATGTTGAATTAATGATAGCAGATTATTTTGAAAAAGAACCTGAACCTATAACCCCTATTGGTGAATGTTCAATTCTTTATAAGGGCAAGCCTGAAGTTAAATTAGGTGGTAACTTTAAAACATTTACTGCCCAGTTTAAAGATAATGAGGGTAATATTGTAACTAATATTACACCTATCTGGACTATTACTTCATCTTTAGAACAATATGAAAATAAAATCATATCTGAAAAAACTTCTGATGGTATTAAAATTAAAGTACCTGATGAAGCAGCTATGCTTTTTTCTCAGATTAAAATTGAACTTACAGATGAAAGTAATACTTATCATTCAGAATTGTTTGTAAAGGTGGTGAACCTCTATGGCTAATTCACAAGAGCTTACACGATACAAGCAGCAGATAATGTCTTTAATCATTAACAATGAAAAAATATTTGAACTGATTGATAATCCCAATGTTGATTTTGAAACTTCTGAAAAGTTAATTGGAAAGAACGTATTTAATTTTATACGTCTTCCCGAAGCTCCCGAAGAAGAAAAAACTTACATATGTATTGAAGTGGATATTCCTGATATAAGAAATGCTTATTACAACAAAATGTTTAAGAACAAAATGTTTAAGGAAGTAATTGTAACTATTTACATAATTACTGCTGAACGTTTAATGCCTACTAAATACGGTGGAACAAGAACAGACCTAATATCTGCTGAACTCGATACAATGCTTAATAATTATCAGGGCATTGGCTTCGATAAGATTAAATGTATATCAAATGTTGCTAATGGTATAGGTGTAAAGCATCGTTGCAGAATAATGACATTTACTACAGAAGACCTTATTGACGGGATGTGTGGTAATTAATGGCGTTTAAAATTGTAAGAAGTTCTCCCGAAGAAATAAAAAAAATACAAGCTCTTGAAAGAATTAAGATACCATCGGTTAATCTTGATATTTTAAGTATTGTATTTTTTGGTGAAGACTATGATATAAATGAATTTATACATTTACATAATCCTACTTTTAAGGAAGTCAAAGAATTTGGTGAGATGAAATATTTGCATTTAGTAAGTTTAATTACTATGCGTTCTTATGATGATTGTGTTGCTTTGGATGATAAGGGATTAAATTATCAGGAAATAAGCGATTTTGATATTTTTATAAGAAATACAAGAAAGCTTACTCCCGAAGATTCTCGGATTATTTTTGGTAGTTTAGACTTCTCTAAGTTTACTATTGAATTTTCTGAAGAAACTCAAACTCATTATCTCAAATGTGTTCTTAATGATTATCAGACAATAATTATTGACAAAAACACATATGCCTACATAGTTGCTTTTGTACGCAAAATTAATTTTGTAAGTGAAAAAATTGAGTATGATATGGGTAACGAAATAGGCAGAAAATTTTTACTTGAAAGAAAACGAAGAAAGCAAGAACTTGCTAAAAAAAGTAAGCAGGACAATGCTCAGGCTAAAAGTCAATTAGCTAATATAGCTTCATTTTGCTGCGCTCATTCTGGTGGAAAATATAATTACCAAACTATTCAATACATAAAGATAAGCCAATTGTACGATGAATACAAAAGGCTTAATTTTATTGATGAGCGTAATGATTTTTCTGCGGCTTTGCGCACGGGAATGATGAAAGATGCTGATGTGCATAAAGGTGCGTATAAGTTAGACGCTGCTCGTAACTTGTACGAATAAAACAAAATATAAAAAATTTCAGCTTGTACTTTCACGGTACAGGCTGTTTTTTATAGATAAACAAAACAAAAAATTTATTGAAAAGGAGAAAAGAAAATGGCTGTAACCTCTAATAAATACATTATTCAGAACATTGAAAGAATCTCTGCTTTCGACCTTGAAGACGGTACACTTATGTTTACTGTTGACGACCTTCAGGAAGCTCAGATGACAAATGAACAGGAAACTGTATATGCTACTGGTAAGAACGGTGTTAAGATTGGTTCTGCTGACAGAAACAAGGCATCAAGATTTACAGCGACAAACGGTGCAATCGTTGATGGTGTTCTTGCTGCACAGGTTGGTTCTGATGTTGTTAAGGGCAAGTATACTGTTCCTGATTTTATGGAAACACTCGTAGTAGGTGAAGATACTACAAAGGTTAAGACTACATATAAGGCTGTCGGCGAAACTGGTAAGGAAATCAGCTACATCTACAAGAGAAATACTGATAGCACAGTTGGCGATAAGTACCCAATTGCCGCTACTGCTTCTGCTACTGCGTTTGCTTATGATCCTTCAACTCAGATTATCACACTTCCTACTGATGTTTTCAAGACAGGTGATAATATCGTAGTTATTTATGATATTGAAGTTGATAATGCTAAGAAGATTGAAAACGCAGAAGATAAGTATTCTGAAACAATGAAGGTTGTATTCGATATTTTTGCTAAGGATATTTGTACAGAAAAGTCTTACTACGGTAAGATTATTTATCCAAAGGGTAAGATTTCTGGTAATTTTGACCTCAGCTTCGGTAATGACCCTTCAACTCAGTCCCTTGAAATCGAAGCACTCTCTGGTGGTTGCTCTGGTTCTTCTAAGGTACTCTGGGATATGTTCATCTTTGATGACAGTGAAATCACAAAGGTTTGATAATTTTATTACCTGATATTATTAGGTCTTGATTGATAAAGATGGTGGGTTACAATAGTAGCTCACTGTCTTTTTTATTGCGGAGTGGACAAACAGAAAGTTGTCAGTCTCATAAACTGAAGAGTATAGGTGCAAATCCTATCTCCGCACCCAAGGGGGCAGTTCTCGATTCCTCTGCTGTTTGCAGCTCTGTTTTCGGACATCTGAGGTCAAAGTAGATATGTGTATTGTATCAAAATGACTAAATCGAATATGAAGTGGCTACCGACACTCTTTTAATAAACGGTAAAAACGGAAAATATAAAACAATAATAAACTTGTTTGTAAGAAAGATGCTTGCATTTTTCCCATTTTCACTACCGTTTGTGAGGTTTATTCGTCCAATCGGGTGCTGAATGACGTAAAACTCTGCACCACACACTGTTCATTATACGATAAATAGTTAATTAAATCATAAAAAGAAAGATGGTGTACCAATGGCTATAAGAGAACCAAATCATATATGTAAGAATATCAATTGTCCTAATGGTATCAACGGAGAACCAAAACATTATTATGCTTGTAATTATTGTGACCGCAGTAATCAATGGCGTAGTATGGCTTGCAGTATTGAATGTTATGAAGCTTATATGCAGCAGATAGCTGAAGCAAGAAGTAAGAACAAAAAAGTTGATATACTTCCAGACCGTACAGATATGAATAAAGAAGAAGTCAAAGAGCTTCTTGAACAGCCTATTGAAAAGGTTATGGAAGATACCAAAGAAGAATTAAAAGAATATCTTGATGATGAAACAACTATTGCACAGGCTATTGAAACAATAAATTCTGAGATTGATAGTAATAGGGTTCATTCAAAGAAGAATAAAAAGATTGCTAAGTAATAAACAAAATGAACAATAAAAATAAGGTAGACATAAAATTGCATAATTTCTATATTAATTACACTTTTAAGTGTCTACCTTATTTTTTACAAAAATCAGAAAAAATGCGAATTGTATATTTTCTGACATAAATCATAAATAAAAAAAGCATAAATAAAAAGAATGAAAGGATGATTTTTATAAACGAGGTATTAAAATTGGTTTCCCCTATTCCCCCAAGCGTTAATCATTATCTCGGTGTCAGGGGGTACATCAGTAATGGTAAGGTAATTACAACAATGTATGAAACTACCGAAGCTAAGATATACAAAAGTGAATTTAAACGTCATATTCTTGATGAAGTTAAGAAACAGAACTGGAACTGGCAAGTAAACAAAACACAGCACTTTTATGTGGACTGTGTTTTTTATTTTGATCGGATCGACAAGGATAGTTCTAATTATGATAAGTGTTTGCTTGATGCTATTACAGAAACAAAGAAAATCTGGGAAGATGACAATGTTGCCTTAGTAAGAACTCAGGCAGTTTATTATGACTCAGAACGACCGAGGATTGAAATTGAAATAAGACCTGTGGATTATATAGGTATATTTAACAATAATGAATGTTATACAAATTTTATAGATAGATGCAGTACTTGTTCCCGATACCTAAGCGGACGTTGCAGTATTTTAAAAAAGGCTATCGAAGGAAGGGTACAAAGTGACATTACTAAGCAGAATGAAGCATTTGTTTGCAATACATACAAACAGAAGAAATAATTATTGGGAATGAAAGGATAAGTGAATTATGAGTAATATTACTTTAAATAATAGTAACATAGACACAAACACCGATGCTGACAATAGCATCGAAATAATCAAGCAAGCTATTAAAGATAATAATATTATGCTTAACGGCTGCGAATACGGAGAAAGTTTTTGTTATGTTGTCACTGGCAATGACGAGCAGCCTTCTAAAAGTTTTACATATAAAGTAAAAGAATATGTGAGCCTTGCTACGGTTGGTGCAATTGTAAAGGAAGCTCTGGATATTTGTTATAACGACAAGTTTGGTTATAAGGCTTATTTGGTAGAATTTGCTTTTAAGAGAACTTTTATGAAGTATTTTACCGATTTTCCTGTTGCTGCTCTAAGTTATGATGAAATGTATATGCTTATTGAGCGTAAAGATACAACACTGTTTGATTATCAAATGGGCGATTTATCTACACTTACACAATATGATGAAGCGTTTCAGATGCTTCGTAATGAGATAGCTTTTAAAAAAGATATTGAAATTCATAAATCAAAGACTATGCAAATGGTTGACAAGTTTGTTTACGATATTGCCAATGTAAATAATACAGAAACACTTGGGATTACTATGAATGCTCTGGCTGAAGAAGTAAGAAGAAGATTTGCGATAACTTCAATAAAACCTAAAAGTGATGATATTACAGACACAACAGAGGCAACAGATGAAACAGTAAATAACAACACCGATACTGCTGAAGAAAATGGTGATTAATATATGGCGACCGAAAAGGAAATGTTTGCAAAAAGGCTTTCAAAGACTTTGCAAAAAATTTTTTTATCCCCAGCTTGTGTTAATGAAATAAAAAGATATTTAACAGCTATAACTTTTGATGCTGCTTACGATACTGTTTTGGGTTATCCACCTACTGGTATATATAGAGACCCTCAGACAAAGAGAAGACCTTTGAATGAAGGTTTGGGTGCTGCAAAAAATCTTGACATAACTGTTCAAATTGAAAATGACGAATTTTCTTATTACGTCACAGATAATACTCCCCCAAATAAATCTATAGTTCCAAGTTGGTTAAAAAACAATAACTGGGATATTTTAAGCAATTTTAATCTTGCAGATTGGATAAGCGGTACAGTAACAGGTACACTTGAAAATCCTGAGCCTGTAATTCCGAATATTACAAACGCACCAAATCAGTTTTGGGCGAAGCCGAACTATCGTCCTTATTTGCAAACACTTCAAGAAAAAATGTCAAGTCCTGAATGTAAAAATAAGATAAAAAATATCCTTTTAAAAGAAATCAGCCAGAAATCCCACTGGTTTTAGACAATGGGTAGTTCACAATATGTGCAAATAAATTTACCAGTTATAAAAAATTAATTGGACTAACATAATTGAAGGAAATAACATATGAAAAACAAAAAAGCAAAACTAACTTTTTGCGGTATGTCCTCTGAAGATGTTACAAATTCAATGTATTTACTTGAATTTAATAACAAGAAGATTTTACTTGACTGTGGATTGTATCAAAGTGCCAGTCCAAATATTCTTAAATCATATCAGATAAATCATCGAAATATGAAAATTCCTTTTAAGTCACTCGATGCAATTTATATTTCTCACGCAAATATAGATCATTGCGGTTTACTTCCTTTAGCTTTTAAAAAAGGTGCGAACTGCCCTGTTTATATTCCCAAAAACAATACAAAGATTTTTCAGATTATGTTTGAAGACAGTATAAAAATTTTTGAGAACGACTGTGAAAAGTTACAGCGAAAATATAATATTAATGCTGTACCGCTTTATGATAATGATGATGTTGAAAATTGTATAAGTCATTTAATAGAGCTGGACTTTAATGTGGAATACAATATATTCAATGATTGTGCTTTCACTCTTTATCACGCAGGACATATAGTAAATGCTGCTCAGTTAATGATTACATTAAATATAGATAATGTAATTAAGCGTTTAATGTATACAGGTGATATAGGTTCAGATATAAATAAAGATTATATTTATCCTTATTTCCCTACCCCATATGCGGATGTTATTCTTGGTGAAAGTACATATGCTGGTGATAAACGTAATCATTCTGAAAAAGACAGGAAGAAAGATATTGAAAAAATCAAAACAGTAATATATGAAACCTGTATTGAAAAGTCAAACAAGGTACTGTTTGGGGTATTCAGCTTAGATAGGCTTCAAAATGTACTTACTGAGCTATATAAAATATATGGCGATGACGAACATTTTGTTATACCTATAATTGTTGATGCTCCTTTAGGAATAAAAATATCAAACTTATATTCGGAATTAGTTGAACAAAATTCTGATTTATGGAACAAGGTTTTTAACTGGAAGAATATTGTATGGTGCAATGATTACGAAACTTCCCAATACTATCAGAACATACATACGCCACAAATAATATTATCTACGAGTAATATGCTTACAGCAGGAAGAATTATAGGGTGGATAAAGAAGCTATTATCTGACGCAAATAATCACATATGTTTTTGTGGCTATACTGGTGATGAAGAAAGCTTAGCGTGGAAAATAAAGAACAATAAACACTATGTTGAGATTGAAAAAGAACGCATCTCAAATAAAGCTAATATTACTTGCTTGACTTCTTTTAGCAGTCACGCTTCAAGGCAAGAACTATTAAACAGATATACAAGTTTGGAATATAATAAGCTTTATTTGGTTCACGGTGAATTTAATGCTAAAGCTTTATTTGCTGAGGATTTACGAAAAAGTCTTTCAAAGGCAAACCGAAGCAGTAAAGTATATTTACCAGTAATGAAAGACGAGATAAAATTTTAGTTCAAGGAGAATGATTTAACCATAATCATTCTCCTTTTCATATAAGGATAGGTGAATGACTATGGCAAAAAATGGACAAGTTGGAGGCAGTATTAATATAAACGAGCTGGCAAATGAAATTGCAAATATCATATACGGCTCTTCAGAAACAAATGCAAACTCTGCAAATTCGGCAGCAGAAAAAGCAGGAGCAAATATGGGCGAAGCTGTTGGCGAAGCTTTTATAAATGGTTTTACAAAAGAGTTTGGTGATACAATTGACGAACAAACAATTGAAGCAATAAGTAAGCTGCAAGGCAAAATTACTATTGTTGCTGAAAAAATCGGCAGTTCCTTAAAAAGTGTCAATGACTTTAATGAAAGTTCTGAAAGTCTTGAAGCAAATGATATTATTGCTCAGTATCTCGATAAAGCCGATGAAGGGATTGACAATCTTCTAAATCAGATAAAAGCAGATATAAAATACAGAAATCAAAAAATTCAAGAACTTAATGATATTATCAAAACACTCCCCGAAGAAGCACAGGGACGTATTAATACTTATCTCAAGTCATATACAGAACAAGAATATACAGAAGATTATAAGAATAGTAAGAATAAAGCTAAAAGTATTGTAGGTAATGTGTTAAAAAAAGGAATTGTCAACAATATAAAGTCATATATGACTACAGATGAAAAGCAAAGAACAATACGAGACAGAATTGATGATTATACATATGAAATTGATGACCTGCTTGAAAAAAATGACTTTGAGAAGCTTAATGAAGAAGAAAAAGAAACATTAAAAACTTTATATAATGAAAGAAGAAATTTAATACAGGTTTACGAGCAGACATTAACTAATACAAAAAGTTATATAGCTTATCTTTCAAAAATGGGAGTTTCTGGCGATAACGTGATATTTAATAATAAAACTTTAAGTGAAGTCGAAAAGAACGTTGACCAGCGACTTAACTCGGTTTTTGATATTAATAAAGATATATCAGAAGTTGATGATGAATCGATGAAAAAGATATTCGGAAGGAAATCATTCATTGACAAGCCAAAGACCACAACTTCCGCTAAATCGTCTGCTACTGATAATAAGTCATCTGCTAATAAGTCATCTACTAAAAAGAAATCTGATACAACAACCACAACTGAAACGTCTACCGATACTGGTGTTACGGTAAAAGCTGAAACTACTGTTACGGTTGCTGAAAATGGAAGAAATGCATTATCCGAAGATGATGTAGCTCCAGTACCTGTTAAAGCTTCTGATTATATTAAGGCACAAAATCAAAGCAACGAAAACCAGTCACAAAGCAAAAAAGGTGCAATTTATACGCAAAAAGAGTTTAATATTGCAGTCAATAAGGCAAGGAGCGAAGGCATAAAAATTGGCAGAGAGAGAGCTGACACAAACAACTCAACAGCCATAAAAGAGAATGAAAAGAACTCGCAGAATAAAGAGTTAAAAGACCTCATTAACAAAAAGATTGCTGATAACGATATTGATGTTAGAGAAATTCTTAAAGAGTTAATCATTCAACAGCAAGAAAATAACGCTGAACTCGATACCATTGTAAAAAGTGTAAATGGTGACTTTTCCAAATTGGACGATGAAGCTAAGAGTACACTTGTTAATAAGCTTTCTCAGGTTCGTGAATTGCTTGATATGATACAGTTTATCAGTAAAGAATTTTATAGTGATGAAACAAATCTCGTTAAGTTCAATAGTAACGAACTGTATGAAGGAAGTCCTGCAAGTAATAAGAGTAATCGTAAAGAGCTTTCAAAAACCATAAATTCATATGCTGAACAACTGAAAGATGATGAAACATATGGTGAGCAAATTGCAAAAGACTTTGGTGAAAAACTTTTTGACGGAACAAAAGACGCTTTTAATAATGCTCTTGATATAATAGCTAAAACCGCTTCTGAAAAAATTAAACAGGAAGAAGCCAACCGAAGGTCTGAAACACAAAATGCAATCGACTCTTCTATACAAAGCATTGGCAAAAAATCTGCAATTGAACAGGCTACTGGCATACCTGATATAGATATAGGTAAAGCAAGTCAAGACGAACTGGTTAAAATTGTTAATCAGATATTTGGCAATCTTCAGAATATTAATTTTAAACCTAATAATCAAGGTAAAATTACGAACATTTCGGATTTGTCAGAACAGGAACGCAAGCTTTTACTTATTAATATTCAAAAGCTTACTGATGCTATAAACCAGATTAATGCTAACAATCCTTCTAAGGGGCAAGGCAGAGAAGGTATGATAGTATTAAGCAGTCTTTTTAAGGGTGGCGATGGCAAAAAGTATGATGGAAGTCACTTGGAAAGTATCAACTTTGAGGGCGACAGAACCAATTTCTCTATCGACATTTTTAATCAGATTATGTCTACTATGCTGAACAACATTAAAGATGCTACACCTGAAATTTCACGCTTATTTACTGCTGGTATTCAGGAAGGTGTTGCTCAAACAAGTGGTGATGTAGACAATAAGGTTATATCTACCGTAATGGGTAATGTTGTTTCTCAAGATGAATATGATAAAGTTACTCAAAAAGCCAAAGATGCTGAAAAAGCTAAAAAAGCTGCTGAAAATAAAGCTAAAGAAGCCGAAGCGAGAGCTGTTGAAGCGGAAGCACAAAAAGCAGAAGCAGAAGAAAGAGCAAGTAAAGCCGAAGCTGAAAGAGATGTGAATACAGGTAAAACTGGTTCTCATACTGATGAAGAGTTTGAAGAAATACAGAAAGAAGCTAATCATTTTAAAGAAGCCCATTCTGATGTTCTTAAACAAGTTGACAATCTTGACGAGCTTCGTTTACAAGCAGAAGAAAAAAATGCTTATCTGGAAACCGAAAACGCTAATTTAAGAGAAGATAATGATCGTTTAACTAATGAATTAGCTGAAAAGGAACAAGAACTTGCCAATTCGTGCAATGATTATATTGAACTTTCTTCTCAAGACGAAAGTATCCGTTGATAACTGATGATGAAATGGTTTTAAAATTAAACAACAAGTTTACAATTGCCGCTATACAAACTAAAGCTAAAAAGTTAAATATCGAACGTCCACGAATAGTTTTCCCTTGGACTGAAAATGAAAATAATATAATAAAAACATTTTATTCAACAAAAACTTTAGATGAAATACAAGAATTAATTCCTAATCATAGTAGAGGTGCTATTATCAATCAAGCTATGACTTTAAATGTAACCAATGGTATTTTTTATACCGAAGAAGAATTAAAATATTTAAAGGAACATTGGAAAATTAAAACCGATGAAGAAATAGCTCAAAAATTAGGACGAACTATTTCAAGTGTTGCTTGTAAAAGAACTTCTTTAGGATTACTTAGACAACAACACGGCACAGAAAAAGAAAGTTATTATTCTTTGGAACATTATTTGCGTACTAATAATGTTAAATGGAAAAAAGAATCTATGGCAAATTGTAACTATAAATGTATTTTATCAGGAAAACGTTTTGATGTAATTCATCATTTATATAGTTTCAATTTAATTTTTCAAGATACAATCAACAAATATAACTTTGAAATAAAGGAAGTTTCGGATTATTCAAATGAAGAATTACATTTAATTTCAGATGCTTTTTTAGCAGAACAAGCTCTACATCCGTTAGGTGTGTGTATAACAGAAGAAATACATAGACATTTTCATTCGATTTATGGTTATGGTTTTAACACGCCTGAACAATGGAATGAATTTGTAAAATTATATCAATAAAATAATAAGTAACAATAGATAAAAGTTGCGATTTTATCTTAACAAACGAAACCAAGTATCAGCTTTGCTTTCCAATTTCTCCCAAGCAGAAGCATCTTATGAAACATCTCTTAATTCATTGGGTTCTGCTGCAAAGGAAAATGCTAAATACCTTGACTCAATTGAGGGTAAAGTAGCACAATTTAAAGCTACATTCCAAGACTTATCTTCCACAGTTTTAGACAGTAGCTTAGTTAAAATGCCTGTTGATTTAGGTACAGGCTTACTTGCGTTCCTTAAAAACGCTATAACAGATGTAGACAGCTTAGACGGACACATTAAAAATCTTGCTGGTCAGGGTACTATTGCTCAAACCGAAGATACCAACGCAGGTACAGAATGGAAAGGATTGTTTGATGATTCCGTTCTCACTCCTGTCGTTGAGAACTTAAATATCATAGGTGAATTTATCGCAAACATTCCAAGTGGTATACAGTCCATTGCGAAAGCTTTAAAGGTACTTCCACCTATACTTGCTGCCATTTCAGCTTATGGTACAGTCACTAAAAAAGATTTAGGTAAGAAATTGCCCTTTGCTTTAAAGAACTACAATAATTATAATAAATGTAATTACAATAAAGCAACTGCACAAACTAAAAAATTGCTGGAAAATACGAACAATCTTAACCAAAGCGGAGTTGGAAACGACAAACGTAATGTTGTATTTATTACTTTTATAAGAATAATTACAGCATCAAGGTGAGGAAACTCAGAAAAAACTAAGATTGACCTTATGTCAAAAGCTAAGAGGTATTATAACGTATAATCAGCAGCCAAGCCGCTAAGTCAGATAATTGTATAAAATTATTTATACTATGATTACCTGATACAAAGTGAAATATGAGGATTTCTGCGGTCGGTTCAGAGACTATAAGTTAGTTGGTGTTTATGACAAGCTATAATAAATATAAGTAACTCATAAGCATTTGAGAGATAGTCCAACTTCTGTTATTGTAAGAATTATCAATTATATTACAATAGCAGGTCATACTCAAGTGTAAAGACACTTTCGGAAGTAGTATGACGTTACCAAAATAAATTGAAAAGATAAATATAAATAATCAAGCATAATAATGAACAATTAATTTGTTTTGTATTGCCATTCTGTAAATTATTCCTTTTATGAAAATTTCTGCGGATAAAATGTTGCACTTGTAATATGTTTTGAGTATGATAAAGTTACAAGCAGAGTTTACAGCTCTGATGAAACTATATTCATAACATGAAAGGAAGTAAAAATAACCTATGACAGAAAACGAAATTACAAGTAACAACAACATCATAGTTTCTTCTTATGAAGAAAAAACAAAAACAGAAGAAAATAATACCGCAATCTTTATTAACGATGAATTTGGTTCATTAAGAAGCGTTCTTATAGATGGTATACCATACTTTGTTGGTAAAGATGTAGCTGAGATACTTGGGTATCGTAACACCAAGGATGCCATTTTAGTTCACGTTGATGAAGAAGACAAACGTGTATTTCAAAAGTCGGAAAACACGACCTTTGAAATAAAATAAACCAGCCGCAATCTCATTGGCTTTAGACAATGGGGTTAGGCTGGCTATAAAATTACTTTTCATTAAGGGATTTTTTAATCAAGGTTAAAATTAAATTGTTCAGACTACGATTTTCTTTTTGTGCAAGTTTTTCTAATTCGACCTTTAATTCTTTAGGAATAGTGAGTGCTATCCTTGTATTATCCTTAGACATTCCCATATCCACATCATCTCCTTTGATAATAGTATAGCATATCAAAAAGGTGATGTCAAGGTGATATAAAATTTTCTAAAACCTCTTGACAAGATGCTATCACTGTGATATAATAGTGATGTAGAAAGGTGGTGACAAATCAATGCTTAAATCATTTAAATATAGACTTTATCCTAATAAAGCACAAGAAATACAAATACAGAAAACATTTGGTTGTTGTAGATTTGTTTATAATCAGACACTTGCTTATAGAAAAAATCTTTATGAAATAGAAAAGAAATCTATGAGTAAACTTGACTGTAATACATATTGCACACAAGTTCTTAAAAAAGAATATGAATGGCTCAAAGAAGTAGACAAATTTGCTCTTACTAATTCTGTTTATAATATGGATAGTGCATATCAGAAATTTTTCAAAGAACATTCTGGTTATCCTAAATTCAAAAGTAAGAAGAATAATCGTAAGTCTTATAAAACCAATTGTAATTATAGTAACAGTAAACCGACAATAGAAGTTAATTTTGAGAATAACAGAATTAAACTTCCAAAACTTAAATGGGTAAAAGCTAAAGTTCACAGAGAATTTGTTGGCATTATCAAATCTGCTACTATATCTCAAACACCAAGTGGCAAGTATTTTGTTTCCATTCTTGTAGATTGTGAGAATTTTCAGATGAAAACTACTGGTGCTATGGTTGGCATTGATTTAGGCATTAAGGATTTGGTTATCACTTCTGACGGAAATAAGTTTGAAAATCCTAAAACTCTTTACAAGTACGAAAAGAGACTTGCGAAGGAACAAAGAAAACTTACTAAAAAGACAAAGGGTAGCAACAATAGAAACAAACAGCGTGTTAAGATAGCAAGACTTTATGAGAAGATAACAAATGTTCGTATTGATAATTTACATAAAATTTCTCACAAACTAATTCAGGAAAACCAACTGATAGTAAGTGAAGATTTAAAAATTAGCAATATGGTTAAAAATCATAATCTTGCAAAGAGCATTTCTGATTGTAGTTGGTATGAACTTACAAGACAGCTACAATACAAGGCTGAATGGAATGGCAGACAATATATCAAGATTGATACTTATTTCCCAAGTTCTCAGACTTGTAGTGTATGTGGGTATATTAATAAGGAAACAAAAGACTTATCTGTAAGAGAATGGACTTGTCCTTGTTGTAATACACATCACGACAGAGATATAAACGCTGCTATAAATATTCTCAATGAAGGATTAAGGTTGGTTAAATCAGCCTAAATAATAATGTAGTACGGTAGGAACTATCGGAATTTACGCTTGTGGAGTTAGTAGGTTACGAGGACGATGAAGCAAGAAGCCGACTGGCTTTAGACGGTCGGTAGTTCACTTTCCTTTTGCGAATAATGTAAACGATAAGCCTGACAGTTATATGATTGAAGATAAAATCGAACGTGCCAAAAGATGGATAGAGGAAGAAGAAGTCAGAATTGCTTTGCAGACCACCATTACCGAACAGAAGCCACTTGTGGATTTTGCCAAACAAGTAACTGAAACAACAGACCTTATTTCAATGAATGAAATGGCAAAGCTGTTAAAACAGAACAAGTTAAATATTGGCAGGAATAAGCTGTTTGCTTGGCTTCGGGAAAAGGGTTATCTTATGCATAACAATCTCCCCTATCAGCGTTTCATTGATTCAGACTTATTCAGAGTTAAGGAAGTTTTCAAAAATAAGAAAATGTACACTCAGACTTATGTTACAGGCAAAGGACAGATGTATATAATGAATAAACTAAAAGCGGAAAATGTAGCATAAATAAAACATAGCATAACATAATTGCATAGATAATAAATCATTTTGCAGATTAACTTGGTTAATTATTTTGTTCAAAACCATTGACTACTACAACAAAATGTGATATATTATGATTAACATAAGTAAACTGATGTATAAAATGATTAAACAATACAATAGCAATAAATAATCCTATAAATCTTGTTTTATTATTTCAAACAATAAGCAGGAATTCAGTATGGTATCTTTTTTATTTTTAATGAAAAAGCATTTGTGAAAGATATTAACATTTATTATAAACAAAAATATTATAATAGAAAATCTAAATGTCTTATTATATATATTAATTTATGTTTATCTATATCAATAAATTGAATGGAGACATATTGTAATGGGTATCATTTCATTAAAAGGTTTTCATACGACAACTTCTAATAATGCTCGAAAAATTACTTTTGATAATAAGTTTAAACCAAGCACTAAAACGAACGAATGGTTAGGTGAAGGTATATATTTTTGGCTTACATATGAAGATGCAATGTATTGGTTTGAAAAGTCTAATACTTTTATAAATGAAATGTGTATTATTTCTGTAAATTTAACTTTAGACGAAAATAAAATTTTAGACTTAGATATTCCTGACAATATGAATATCTTGGTTGAATTTGTCAATACTTACACAAACGAAATGCTTAAAATAAGTAAAAAGTCACCTAAATTTAAAAGCATAGAAGAAAAACGTTGTTTTTATTGTAATTTATATAAGCGCAAATATTCTTTAGATGCTATCATTTTTACATTTTCACAAGAATATAATTCTGTAGGGTTTACAGTTAAAAGAAAACAAGTATGTGTACATAACCCTGAGACTATTGCAATAGAAACACTAAAGCATATTAGAAGGAGTGATTTAGATGCTATTTAACGAACAAGAAATGATAGCTTTATGCAATGAAATGGGAATTGACTTAATTGATAATGACGGAAGTGCAAAATTTTCTCCAGTGGACAGTAGTTTGTTTGATTTAACAAAAGTTACCAAAGAACAACATATTAAAACAAATAAATGTGAATTTGTTATGGATGAAACAATTTTACTTGCTTCATAAATGTCATAATCATTGGAGGAAATATAATGAAGAAGATAGATATGCCTAATGTAGAAAGTGTTTTAAGATTAGAAAATATTTATGTTGAATCATTCAATTTTAGTCGTGGTGAAAACATAGAAAATAGTCCAGCTTTTTCTTTCGGTAGGGATATATTGCAAAAGACCAATGATTCTGCCGATGTTATTTTGCAATGTAAAATTAAATGGGATGAAAAGACTCAACTTAATGTTTCATTAAAGGGCACTTTTTCCGTAACTGGTCAAAATGATGAAGTAAATCATATACTTTTAACACGAAATTCTTGTGCTGTTATGTTTCCTTATCTTAGGTCGCAAATAACATTACTTACATCACAACTTAATTTTACTCCAGTTGTATTGCCAGTAATGAATATTAATTCATTGCTTGACAATATAGAAGAAAAAGAATAAATATTATTAAAAAGTATATGTGTAAAAGTGCTTTATATATAAAATTTTACTTTGTTTGCTAAAACAAAATAGCTAAAACAAAATAAAATCATTAATACGAAGACCCCAGAATATTTTTTGAGGTCTTTTATTACCATATTATTATGCATTATACTTCAAAACCGTATATTCTTCATTCTTCCATAGCGATTTCTTGACAGCCTGTTTAGCCACATCGGAATTGCTATACTTTTTAGCAACTTCTATTGACTTTACTCTTGTTCTGGATGAAAACAAGTATGTTTCGGATTGTGGAAAATATACTATGTAACGAGTATTCATTGTGGTATTCATTGTGCTTACTCCTTCCGTGTGATTTAAATAATTTTCAAATAATAAAAATACGTTATCTGCTTGACAAATTGTAAATATATGATATAATGAATTATGGATATTAAAGAACAACTCCCCCTCTATACTATGATATTCTTGCGGTCTTTTTAGCTTGAACCAAAATGAATGTAATCATTGTATAATGAGGAAATCCCTATCGTTGTTGCGAAACGATAGGGATTTGTTTTTACATACTCAACAGAAATTCCGTTGAAGTTTGCGTGGATATTTTATACGTCTATCTGCTTTCGTAAAACCTGCGTTGTATTAGTTTACAGACTTTGTGTAATTACTGGCTTTGTACAAAGAAGCAAACTAAGGAGATTATAACGAAAATACATCTCTCACCTAACTTAACGTACTTTATGTACGGTTTTAATCTTTCAAAAAGATTAAAATGCTCGGCTAAGATGACCAAAATTGCCAGCAAAGCGGATAATAAAGAATAAGGAACTACCATATAATCAACTCCCGTTGATAGCCGTGCAGACTTCAACAGAAAGTTCGACACCTTTATAATTTTCAATGCTTTTATTATATAATATGTTACAATAAATTACAATAGTATATAACACTAATTGCAAAATTATGTTGTAAGTCACAAATATAGTAGCTATTATTAGGATATTATTAGTATATTATCACCAATAATATCCGCAATCTTTACAGCAATAGCTTTTGCCTATTCCTTTACTTGCAAGTCCTAATGTTAATAAACCTAACATTTTCTTTCCTGTGGATATTGGTGCTACATTTGTACTGCCGCAGGTTGGACATTTGGGGACACATTGCTGCTGGGATTGGCTGGATTGAGATGATGAAGTATATACTGGAGTAGAAACATACGGTTTAGTTCTTGAAACTAACATATCGTAATCACCAGTAGGACAACTATACATTTGAACAACAATTTTATTTGCTTTACCACAATATAATGTACCATTTATCCATTTATGTTCACGACATAATTTACAACAATTTTCTTTCATAGTAATTAATACCTCTTTATCACGTTTATTTAATTGTATCATTTTATTTGCTTTATGTCAATATAATAAATATATAAGTATAGTGTTTCCCTCATAAAATATTATACTATTATTGGTAATAAGTTGGTTTTAACTTCATTTAAAATAGACAGAATAGATAATAAAAAGTATTATTCAGATTTAAGCAGGTCTTTGCGTGATTATATAGTTCAAAAAAGCAGAGCTAATAAAATAACCAAGGATTATAATGAAGCTACATCAGTTATATCAAGTAAAGATGTAGATGAAGACATAAAACAGCTATATAAACGTAGATTGGCTATTTTAAAAGAAAATCACTCTTACCTAAATAATTTAAATGATTCAAAACGAGCAAATGCTGATGAATTATTTAAAGAAGAGTTCAAATCAAAGACATCTTTTGACTTTTCTGCTATAGGCAAGACTAAAAACGATTTAAAATTCTTAGCTGATTCTTATGATAATGTCCGAGATTCAATTGAAGCTGCAAAACAAGCTAACTATGAATTAAATAAACAATATAATAATGGTAGTATTACTTACGAAGAATATCAAAAGAATATAGATATAAATTACGACAGTATTGAACAGCTTACAAATGCACAAAAAGACATTATATCCCATACTGAAGAGATTAACCCATTATTAGCTGAAAACATGAAAATTAGTAAAGAGGGTGCATCTTCATTCAAGGCTTATCAGCAAGCCCGAAGAAAACTTACTCTCGCAACAATAGCTCAGACTGCTGCCGAAACCGCTCTTAATATGGCAATGACAGCAGGTATATCAGCTATTATAACACTTGGTATCAATGCTTTAACAAGCTTAGCTGATGCTATGGTTCTTACTAAGGAAGAAGCTGCTGAACTTACCGAAGAAATTCACAATAAGTATACAGAGCTTAACGATACTCTTAAAAAGAACACACAAGTTATTGAAGATTGTGCTGACCGTTATGAGGAGCTTTCAAAGGGTGTTGATTCATTCGGACGCAATATTTCTCTTACCAATGAAGAGTTCAATGAGTATAACTCTTTAAGCAACGAAATTGCCGAACAGTTCCCTAACCTTGTTTCAGGTTACACTGACACAGGTAATGCTATTTTAAGCTGCAAGGATAATCTTGCTTTACTCAATGACGAGTATGACAGACAGCAAAGACTTGTTCAGGACGAGATGATTAAAAACTCTCAGAACGCTCTTAAAGCTTATAATACCACTTATAATAAGCAGAGCCATAATGGATGGGGTATTGCAGCTGGTACAATAAAGCAACTTGCAAGAGTGGGAGAGATTATTTTTTCTCCACTAACATCGGCAAAACGCACTCTTACAGACGTTGGTTCGGGCATAATTAAGTCCTTAAAAGGCGAAGGAAACGTCTGGGAAAACGTCAGCAATAATTTAGGTTGGACAAGTGATGATTTTTCATCAAGCAAAACTCAGATTGAAGAGTACAAAGACCTTAAATCAATATTTGAAGATACCAGTGCTTCTTACGAGGAGCAACAGGATAAGATAAAAGAAGTGCTTAGCAGCTATGAGGATTTAACAAATGGTACTATAAAGCTTCGTTCACTTCTTGAAGAATCGGGTATTGATGTTCCTGTACTTGCTACATTTGATGATATGCTTGAACTGGCTGCTGATAATGTAGATACTTTACGTTCTCAGTATAATATAATGGCTTCTGATATTAAGGCTGCAAATCAACAGCTTGCTAATGAAGTTGTTATGCCAAGACTCGATTACGCTTCTGAGTATATTAACTATCAGAAAAATGCATCTGATAATGTTAAAACAGCAGTAAGCAATATTGTACAATCACTTGATTTCAGCAAGATAGAAGGTGTAGATACTTCCAACACCAAGGAAGTAATGGACTGGGTAAACAAAAACGTTGTTACTCCGTTAATGGACTCCAAAAAGGGTGTACAAAAAGCTTACGATGAATTGTTGAAACTTGACCCATCCGAAGGTTCGTATTCTGATTACTTAAATAAAGTTAATACTTTACTTAATACTATTGCTCAGGGTATCGGCGGTGAAGCTGGACAAATTATTGCCGATAACATTCGTAATGGTCTGTACATTGATGAAGATGATTACAGAGAAAAAGTCAAGGAATTTGCTAAGCAACATAGTTTTAGAGGTGGAAACGGTAAAAATGTTCCTAACCTTATTCCAAGTACAAACGGCTTTAAGGAAGAGTATAAAAATGAAATAGAAGATGCCGTTCAAACTGAACTTGAAAAGCTTTCACAAGAAGATTTTTATACTTTTACAGCAAATGTTGAGCCTGACTTTAAGTTTACGTCATCAAATCCAGAAGTAATTTCAGCACAAATTCAGCAAATTTTAACAGAAGCCGCTGTAAAAGCAGCTAATGAAAAAGGGTTTAAGTTCTCCAGCTACTCAGAAGATTATGACAAGGCTAAAGAAACCATTGACAAAATCAACGAAGCTTACAAAAAGATTGACGCTGGCAATCTCACTGAAGCAGATAAACTTGATTTAATCAAGGATTTTCCAAGCTTACAGCCATATATTAACGATATTGAAAAATTAAATGCAGAGTTGCAAAAATTAGCTGAAAACGCTATGAGCGAACTCATTGATGAACTTGTTGTATTGAGAGATAACGTTTCAGACCCAGAAACAAAGCAGGAAATACAAGAATTCATTGATATGCTCAATGGTGTTACTTATACTGCTACAACTCCTGATAAGACATTTACCGAAGCTTTAAGCAATGTGAGAACGGTTCACGATGCCATTAAGGATATGGAAAATGAAATTGAGGAATACGGCAGAGTTAGCGGTTCGACTTTAAGTGCTATTGCTGAACTTTCGCCCGAAATGTCCGATGCGGTAGCAGATTACGTTAATGGCAATATTAATCTTGATGGCTTGAAGAAAAAGGTTGAAGATTTTTATGTTGAGATAAAAACTGAAAATATCGGATATTTAAAAGTTTTAGACGCTGAAACTCTCAACAGTCTTCAGGATTTTGTTGATAAGAACCTTGCTTCTTATAACATAGATTTGTCAAACTGTAAGACGTATGCCGAAGCTAAAAAGCTTATACTCTCTACAATAGGCACAAATACTGTTTTAGGCAAGGACGAAGCAACTGGACAGACATTACATCTTTCCGATTTCTACGACCCAGTAGAAGATGAATATACTGATTTGTTCGTTTCATATGCAAAGGCTAACGGTGAATTTAGTAATTCAATCGTTTCAGCGGTTCAGATGTATGTTGGTCTTATTAAGGCTGGCATTGCTTCTGCTGTTGACGGTATGGGCGATATTGATTCATACATTGAAGAACTTTTAGCTGAGCTTGGTTCAGGTAATAATGAAGAGATTGAAAAAATTCAGAAGAAGATTACTAAGCTTAATCATCAGAAGAATATGGGTCTTATCTCTCAGGAAGACTATAATTCAGCTTTTGCAGATTATGTTTCTCAGGCTAATACAATAGCTGCAACTGGAAATCTCAATGAAAGTGATATGAATACCGTCTGGGGCTGGCAGGAAGAAGCTTACAGCCAAAGACAGAGCCAATATCTCAAAGATTATGAGAATAACGTAAAGGCTATTGAAAATGCTTATGAAGATGCTAAGAGTGCTGCTGACGAATTTTACGCTGTAACTGATAATAGTTCTGACAACTCAACATATTCAAAAAAGAATAATGCTGGCAGACAGTATTATGAAAACTTAGTTGCTGAGAATGAAAATTATTATGGTGAAAACGGCTTAATCGATGACATTGATGGAACTACTTACGAGGACAATAAGCGTTCTCTTATAAGTAAGCGTTCTGAAATGTACGATGCTGAAATCGCACAGATTGAGCAAGACTTTGAAAACGGTGTCTTTAGCACTATAGATGAAGTTGAAGATGCTATGGCTAACGCTGCTGCCTATTGGCTTGAAGGTGTTCCTGAAATGGAAAGTAAGCTTCAAGAATCTGGTAAGGAAACTGCAACTTATCTTTACGAACAGTCAGAAAAGCAGTTATCTGACTATAAAGACATAGGCATTATTTCCGAAACAGAATATGCAAGAGAACTCACACGCATATGGCAGAAGTATTATAAAGACAAAGACGGTATGCGTAAAGAGGACATTGAAGCTCAGAAAGCCGTGGCTGATGCTAACCGTTCTGGCGTACAAGAGCAAATTGATGCGTTAAACTATATCATTGATTTGAATGATGAAGATGCTCAGCTTCAGATTGACGCTCTTAATAAGCAAAAAGATGATATTGAAGATCAATACGACACTCTTATCGACCAGAAGGAAAAGGAAATCGACCTTATTGAAGAAAAAGCTGAAAAGGAAGATAGATACCTTAAAATTCTTGAAGCCGAAGAAGCTCTCGCTAAAGCTAAATCACAACGTACTATTGCCAGAATTAATGCTGACGGTACGACTTCTTATATCGCTGATGCCGAGAAGATTAAGGAAGCCGAAGATGATTTAAGAGAGCTTTATAAAGAGGAAACGGTTAGTAAAAAGGAAGAAGAAAAAGAGCAGCTCGAAAAGGAACGTGACGCTCAAACTGACTACATTGACAAGAAGATAAAGGACATTGAAGATAAAAGAGATGCTCAGAATGAACCATACGAGCTTTTGGTAAACGCTCTTTCTAAGCTTATAGCCGATGTGTATAAGCTTGATTTCGACCTTATCAAAGAGTTGCTTCAGACTCCTGATGTACAATCCTATATTGCAAGTTGGAACGCTGCAAATGCTGATGCTGGCAATATAACTTATACAGATAGCGGACTTATGGACTTCATTATGGAAGCCTATAATACACTTGCACAAGAGACTACACAGCAAGAAAAGGATGCTGCTATTGCTGACGCTTATGCTAAGTCTGAACCAAATACTGGAGATAATACATCTTTCCTTGAAGATGATGCTGGTATTGATTTGGACGCTGAAGCTAAGAGTCAGGAAAAATTTGTTGAAAGAAGTAATGCTTTCTATGACACAATGGAAACATTATTAACTACAACAGTTCCTACAGGAGTAGGCGAAGCCGTTGCAGCGTCACTGACTACATCTGCTACTACTGCCGCTTCAAGCTTGTCAACTCAAAGTAACAGCTATTCCTATACCTTTACAGGTGATATTATTATCAACAATCCTGTTGGTAGTGCTGAAGATTTAGGTAAAGAAATCCTTAAAAACGGTGCTACTATTTTTAATCAGCAGACACATACCAATCGCAAATAATCTTTAATTCGTTTTATATTTTAATACAGCTTATTTATGTTGCGTTATTGTAACATAGATAGGCTGTATTTATTTATTTTTGAAAGGAAGTGCTATAATGGCGACAACTACAAGTGCTACTACAAGCACTACCACAAACAACAAAAATCCTATACAAGAGCTTGCAAGACTTACTGACGGACTAATCACGGACAGAATAAAAACTGCACCTTACGACCAAACTTTTCTTGGTACGATAATTGCTATTAAGTTTAATGGCAAGACCGATGTAACAAGTGCAGATTACAATAAATACACAGTACGTTTCAACACTTTGGAACGTGACTTTATAATTAATGATGGGAAATTTCATGTTGTTGGCGAAAAAGTATATGTATGTATTCCCAACAACGATTTAAATAAAAGATATATTGAAACCATTTATGGTGGAATAAATACAATGTCACACCCTCAGAAAATGGTTTATGACAACGACAAAGATACTGTAACTGAATACTGGACTGATGATTTATACAGGACGTTTATTATTACTGTAAAGGACAAAGGTACAGAAACAGAGGAAGTAACCAAGCTTACTTTTCCTGACGGGTCAGTTATGGATTTAGAGGGATTTTAAGGAGATGAAAACTGGTTGAATGTTAAAGAGTTTAAAACAAGGTGGCTGAGGGGATATATTCAGCCTGATTTGTTTAAGTTGCCTTTAAAGAATGACACAGATGATTTTGAACCAATGATTATTGAAGTTGAAGCGATCAGCAGTGACAGAAATTATACTTTATATCCCAGTAGTTGGATAGGCAGCGTTAATGTTTATCATTTAGTTAAAGACGAAGAAGGAATCATTACTTCTAAATCATCGGTTGGTAATTATGTTCTATATAATGTAACGACCAAAGATGGTAAAAAGGTTACTAAGTCAATGTTCCCCGAATATTTCAGTAAATTTTTAAACAATATTCTTTTTGAAGAAAAAGAACCGTTTTTTAAAGTCGATTGGGGTGATGGTAATTTTATTGATTACACTTCACAGATTGTTTTGAAAAAGAATCGAAAAATATTTATTGATGGTGTTGAATGTACATCTGATAGCATCAATGATAGCGTAAGACAAACTGTTACAAATTCAGATGGTACAACAACTACCACGATAGTTCCTATTGTACATCATCAATATGAAAAAGATGGACGTTATACCATAAAAATTTATGGTAATATCGGTGGATTTAACACTTTTTATAATTCACTTATTCTATCCCCTACCGCTTCAAACTGTAAACTTAAAAAGATTATTAAATGGGGAAATCTGCATTTAAGAAGTACAGCATCAATGCTTAATGCAAACAAAGCATATAATTCAAGCAGTTTAAATCGTTATTATAAACCCGAATATATTCAACCATTATCCGAATTAAAACATAATGAATTTAAATACGTTATAAACGCAAGAGAAATGTTTTATCAAGCGGATATTACACTTGAAGATATAGGAATTACTGACTTATCTATGTTTTCCAATTTGATAATATCAGACGAAATGTTTGCTGGTACAATGGTTAATTGCATACCAAATAAGTTTTTACAATATAATAAAAAACTTCAAAGTATGAGTAGTATGTTTTATGCTTGTCCTTTAACTTATATTGGCGATTATGCATTATCTGACTTACCCGATTGTATGACAGGTAACACCGTTGTTGACACGAGAGTTTACAGGAGTAATAATCCTAATTATTTTTATAAGAATAATATTGCTTCAGATGTTAATACTATAAGCACACTTCAAAAAATAGGTAATTCTGTGTTTGAAAATGATATAAATTTTAGTGGTCAAGTCGATTTCGAGGGTTGTAACCGAAATAATGAGAATTGGTCGCTTACGCAAATTGGTGACTATGTATTTAGGAATTGCAGAAGTTTAAAACAGCTTAGTGGAATATTCAGATATTCATTGCGTTTAAAAACAGTTGGTAAAGGACTCTTTGAAAACTGCATCAATTTAGAAGACGTTAATAACCTATTTTTCTTATGTCCCTCTTTAACTACTATTGGTGAAGAAATATTTAAAAATTGCTTTCACTTAAAAAAAGTAGATAGTATATTTTATGGCTGTCCTAAATTAACACTTCCTGATAAATTGTTTTATGATTTACAGGTATGTGATAGCAATAATAATCCTATTGTAAACTCAACTTATGATAATAAGAAAATACGTCTAAGTATAAGAAGTTTAGTTAATTCTTATACTGAAAATACTCCTTATGATGCCCCAAATGTATATTTTTATTGGGACAGCGGCAGTTTTTTAAAAAACAGTCCCGATGTTGCAGATATATATAATGAGTATATTAGTTATGATATACACAACTTTCCGCAAGTTAAATTAGGCAAAGATATGTTTAATAAGCAATTTTTACAGGATTGTATTAAATACGATATGTATATCAATAATTACATTGACAGATATGCTTGTACTTATACTAAGGTCACAAAGATTACAGATAATAACGAGCTTCGTGAAATACGTTCATTATATTCTGGCGAAGCTCCTGACATATGGAATTACGAAACAAGATTTATAGGTCATACAAATGCTATTTTTGGTTTTACTGAATCGGATATATCAGATAGTGCCAATAACAGAGCTATTACTCATAAACCTGAATTTACTAATATATCAGACGTTCCGTTACCTAAAGTAACAAGAGTAGAAAGCACTTATGACAGTGGTTGGTGGTATGAGATTGTAAAAGACACTTATCTTGGTCTATACGAGACACCTACAAGCGGTGGCGGTGCGTATACTTGGGAAGTTGAAGAAGTATAATATTTTCATAAAGACTATTCTTGGATTTGCTGAGAATAGTCTTTATATTTATCTATCGGAGGTGAAAAAACAAAAATGCCAAGTGCAAATGAAAAAGTTTCAAAGTTTTATGGTGTTGAAATCTGGGACGCTACTAATCTTAATAATCACTGGTACACAGAGGTTGACGTTAATCACACTATAAAACCTGAATTTGATGCCATTGTTCAGAAGACAATAAACAGCAAATATCCCTATGTTATTTATCCCTCTAAGGTCGATTATTTATCTGGAACGGCTACGGGTAATTTCGCTGATAACAGTGAGTGTGAAATAAACTGGGATAACACCCAATGGAAGCTAAGCTTTATGCGATGGCTTAAAAACAAAAGAACCAAATGGCTGAAGCTTTCAGATGAACTAATATTACAGGTAGCAATAACAGAAATTAACTTTGAAACTGATACTGTTGTTAATGATAATTTCAGCTCAAAGATTACATTTTCTTGGGTAGAAGTATATCCGAATCACACAGAAGATGATGGATATGTTTATTGTAACAAGTGTAATGCTCCTCTTGTACCTAATGCAAACTATTGTCATTTTTGTGGTACGGCTATTCCTGCAAGTACGGGAACAGTATAAGGCAAAAAATAATATAAACCAATTTATTGTAAACTAATTTTCAGAACGGTGGTGAAATAATGGCAGAAGAATATCTTGACCCAAGTTTGGCAAGTGAATGGAAAATACATAGCAACTATCTTACTCCTGTTGAATATCCACATCATTTTCAGACTTATGTTTATGTTGATGTTTACAGACAGGTTATGAATGTGAAAGTTGGCTTTCTTGAATATTACACGACTATTGATGCAGAATTGATTTCGGGCAGTGTAAGTAAAGACAGAAGTTCTGATTTTATGTCAACTGCTGATTTGGAATTGGTGGTTTCTGAGGATTCGGCTTACAAGCTTGAAAATGAGTGGGTATGGGAAGACAAGATTATTGCTATCAGAAAAAAATATATTTTTCTTAATGATAGGTTTTATCGCAACACGGACAAGCCTGATACTTTCTATGCAAAGGACATAGGACGTGATGTGACTAATATAAATATGGGGTATTTTAAAGTTGATAGCACTTCATATAAGTATGATGCTTCATCAAGAACGTTATCAATGAGTTGCTCCGACTGTATGAGTGAATTATCAAAAGAACACGGCAGTACGATTATCAATTATAATGATGCTAAATATGATTTGACAGGTATGGTGATACCTGCGGATTTGGATATTTATAATGCAATCACAAACTTACTTAACAACTATTCCCCTATTACATTTGATTACCGCTATATTGAAACATCTGAAGGCAGAGTTCCTGTGACTTATATTCCTTATGATTTAGAGTTTGGCTCTGACACTACTCTATTTGATGTACTGAAAAAAATAAAAGAGCTTTACCCTAACCGAATAATGTTCATCGGCAACAACTTTAGGTTCTTTTATGGAAATCTGCCGAGAAGCTGGTGTGACTGGCTTTATGGCAACGCTTTGTGTGCATATACCTGTGCACACGCAAGATGTTTAAGTAATCTTGTAATAAGTGAAAATGTAACGGTGGATAAGACTAATATTCATAATGTTGTATGGGTTTACGGACGTGAACATTATGAGAGTGATACAGCAGGTGCAGATAACATTACAACAACACCCACATCAAGCAAGCTTATAACCCCTGTCGGTGCTTACGACATAAACGATGTAAACAATCCAGACCACCCATTCAGAGTAAATGTTATCGGTATGCGTAAAAGCGTAATTGAAGATGATAACTGTATGTCTGATGAAGATTGTATAAACAAAGCTAAGTGGCAATTGTACAGTGATAATGAGTTCAAGGAAACTACAAGTATTACAATTGTAGATAATCCTATGGCTGCTTGGATAAGTACAAATGCTGGAACAGAAAGTTGGTCTGTTGGTAATAAAATTGAATACACAAGCATTGTTACAGGTGAAACAAATACATATGTTGTGAACAAGGTAAGTCACAGTTTTACAGACGGAACTTGGACTATTGATATGCAGCAGTTCAGACCTACGATTGACGAGCCTGACTATGCAAAGATAAGTTATCCCGATCACTTTCCCGAAAGTGAAAAACAGCCTTATGATGAAAAATGGGGCAAGTGGAAAATAAAGACACCAGTTATAAGCAATATTATGTATGGTGATAATGGCAAGGTAACATTTACTTGCAGTAATGAAGATTATACAGAATTTACATTATTTAAATTTTACATTGCTTATCAGAGCGGTGATTTTTACAGTGGTTATTGGCACAAATTTATTGGTGAGACCTGCACGGAAGATGAAAACAAAAACAAGGTATTCACATATCAATTTACTGAGAACGGAACTTATAAGCTTAAAGTAAAGGGTTACTCCCCTTACTATCCACCATCTGATTATACAGATGTTGAAATAAATATCACAAATGTAAATCCATCTGTTCTTATTAATGAATCGGGCGAAATGCTGACAGATGAAAATGATAATATTCTCACGGACTAATGAAAGGAAGGTGAGTAAATGGCTGATAATGAATACATATTGAAACCAATTGTTGCTGTGCCAAAGAGTACATCAATGATAAATGATGATTATTTCTTCTTTGTCAATGATGGTGGTAATGCTTTGAAGCAGGTATCAAAAACAATTTTAAAGAATTACTTAGGTTCTGCCCAGACTTGGGAAAGCTTAATAGGCAAACCTTTTACAAGTCTGAATGAAGACCAGTTCAGTATTGTCAACGGTGTTGTATCAATTACAGATAACCATACACACGGCAACAAAACGATTATTGATCTATTCGGTACGAATAGTGAGGGTTCTTTAACTTGGAATAATGTTGTGGTAGGCAGTAATTACACATTGCCTGTTGCAACTGATACTACACTTGGTGGTATAAAGGTTGACGGAACAACTATTACTGCTGACGAAGACGGTACTATTCACGGTGCTAATACATATGAATTGCCTATTGCTACTACAACTATTCTTGGAGGTGTTAAGCCTGATGGAACGACTATTGCAATTAATGAAAGTGGTGTTATTACCTGTATTAATGACAGTTCCATTCCCAATTGGGTGGGTTCTACTGTATATACTGTTGGAACATTGGTTATAAATGAAACGACTATGTATCAATGCATAACGGAACATACATCTGGTGCTTCTTTTGATGATGCTGAAAAAGCTAACTGGACTGTTTTGACGGGTACAAAGGGTGATAAGGGCGATAGTGGTACTTCCCCTGCTGCAAGTGTTGTACAGACTGAGCTTGGTGCTACTATTACAGTTGTAGATGATAACGGAACTACAACTGCAAATGTAAGTAACGGTACATCGTCTATGGTTTCAGCTTCACAAACCGATACTGGTGCAAGCATTACCGTAACGGATTCAAGCGGTTCTACAACTGTTGAATTAACCAATGGTACAAACGGAAAAGACGGTAAATCAGCTTATGCTATTGCTGTTGAAAAAGGCTTCGACGGTGATGAAGTTGCTTGGCTGAATAGTCTTAAAGGCACAACCACTGTAACCTCAAGTGCTGTAAATTTAACAGGTACATTAACTGTTGACGGTTGGTCTGATACTGCCCCTTATATACAAACTGTTACTGTAACTGGACTTGCTTCAGACGGTTATCCTATTCTTGATCTGGTAGCATCGTCTGATTCAATAACGAGAATAAATGAAAATAAAGAATGGTGTTATATCACTGATGCTGAGACTGCTGAGAATAGTTTGACTGTTACTTGTGATAAAACTAAGCCTACAGTCACATTAAATTTTGTTATTAAGGTGGTGTGATTATGAGTAAATGTATTATTACAAGAAGAGGTTCTTCAATTTCTGATTCAGCTTTAATATTAAAATTCAAAAATGAAAATATACTGCTTAATAAAACATTTAGTTCATCATTTTTTACCATAACTAAAACAGACAACAAAATTATTGTGTCTGTTCCTGCTGGCAGTGGTGCTGCTTGGTATACTTTAGTTGGAAATTTAAATTTAAAAATCAACACTTTTTATAAGCTGACAGTTTCAACCTTTGGATATGGCAGACTTGGTTTATCAAACCAAAATGGTAATCCGCACAACGGCAGTGGCAGTTCATCTACTGTAACTACAAATACAAATGCTTGTGTTATTTCAACTATGACCGCAAAAGACGATGAAGTAGTCGGTGATAACTATGTTGTTGCAAATGGTGCAACAACGGCTATTTTTGTTCCGAATCTAAGCAGTGGTTCAGACACTGCAACCACACAAACCATGAGTATATGGTATTGTAATGATTTAGAATTAGATGGCAAACGTGAAGCGTTTACATTTGAAATTACGCTACAAGAACAAGATACAATAGGATTCGGTGACTAAATATGGCAGAACACCAGAAACGAATGGAATTTTCAAAGAAGATTTATATATTCAACATCATATTTGTTGTATGCCTTGTTATTGCAAGTTTAGTATTAATTGCTTTGAGTGGGAAATTAGGTTTAACAGACCTATCTCCCCTTACTGTTATATGTACGGCTGGATTTAGTGAACTCGGAATTTTTTCAGGTTTCTACGCTAACAAAGCAAAAGCGGAAAATATTTTGAAAATAAGCAAGCAAATTCAGAGCGAAAATATTGATGTTGCAAATATACAGGTTGCCAATCAAGTTATGAATAGCAATAAATCGGATAATTTTCAATAAGGGGGATGATAATTATGACATTAAATATTAAACCTTGTTACAGTACGACCTCTTTGACTTATGCACTGAATAGGTCTATAAAATATATAGCATTGCACTATACAGCAGGAACAACAAGTAAAGCTGGAACAGCTCTTGGGTTAGCTAAATGGTTTGCGAGTGGCGGTAATCCGTCCAATCCTGCCTCAAGTGATTTTATTGTTGATGATAGAGATATAGTTCAATACAACAAAGACATTGAAAATCGTTATGCTTGGTGTGTTGGTGGTGCTAAATATTCACCTACAACGTCACTTGGGGCAAGTTTATATGGTAAAGCAACAAATAAAAATACTATAAATATTGAAATATGCAGCAACAAACTCAATAAAAAGTCATTACTTGCAAGCGATACAGACTGGTATTTTACCGATGAAACATTAAACAATACGAGGGAACTTGTTAAGTATCTTATGGAGAAATACAATATACCTATTGAACGGGTCATAATGCACCATTGTGTAACGGGCAAACCTTGTCCTGCAATGTGGACACATAATGAAGCTGAGTTAAAGGGGTATTATGATTTTCTTCAATCTATTGATAAGAATTATAAGTCTGTTACTGTTTCTAAACCAACATCAACTACAACCACTATGATAACATTACCCTACAAAGCCAAAGTCAAGATTGACAGCTTGAATGTACGCTCTGGTGCAGGTTTGGGTAATCCTGTTATTTTAACTATCAAAAAGAACGAAGTTTACACGATAGTTGAAGAAAAAAAGATAAAGAATACTGACGGTTCTGTTGCTGTATGGGGACTTTTAAAAGCATATCAGACTAAACGCAACGGCTGGATTAATGTAGGTTCTGCTTACGTTACAAAAATAAAGTAATTGACGGAAAGGAAGTTTATTATGACAAATACAAATATAAATACTGTAGATTTAACACCTGTTCTTGAGAGTGTAATTTCGCTTGTTATTGCAATATTTTCAATTATTGTAATACCTAAGTTCAAGGCTTGGCTCAACACAAAACTTACTGCTTCACAGATTGAAGTAGTAAAGACGATTATCAAGGCACTTGTAGATGCAGCTGAACAGATTTACGCAAACACAAGCAAGAGCGGAATTTCAAAGAAAAAGTATGTTATGGAACTGGCAAAAACTAAGCTTGCAGAATTGGGATATAGCTTTGACGATAAGGAGATCGAAGCTTATCTTGAACAGGCTGTAAGAGATATGAATAAGGATAAAGATGCCGATGTGAAAGTCAAAATGTGAGGTGGATTATGTCTGTAGAATTTAATGAAAATTATCTCACAGCAATCACTCAAATTGATGAACGCAGTAAAAGTAATTCGCATAGACTTGATGCAGCGGAAGAAGAAATTAAATCTTTAAAAGAAGAAAATCACACCCTATACGAGATGTCTGCGTCAATCAAAACATTGACAGATGGGGTGGTTTCGATCAAAGATGATGTTAGAGAAATTAAGTCTGAACAAGGTGAAATGAAATCTGAAATTGTTGAACTAAAAAATGTGCCTACGCAATCTAAGGCTAAAGCTTTTGATACTGCGTGGAAGTTTATCGTTACAGCTATTGCAACAGGAATAATAAGTTTTATACTTGGTCAAGTTGCACCTAATATTTTTCAGTAATTAATTACATACAAGACCGCTGTATAAACATTATAGCGGTCTTATTTTATAGAAAGGATTGATAATATGGCTGGTATAAAAAGCAAATACGGCAATGATTATAACACGCCGCTTTCAGAATATATCTTAACAGATAAATCCGAAGTTGCTGACCTTCCAACAACGGATAAAGATGCAACTGGTAAATTTGCTGATGATGTAAATTTTCAGCATCGTCCTGCAATTGGTTCAACAGCACAGGTTATTGACAGCACAGGGGTTACTGTCTACCTGCTTTCAGACACAGGTTGGGTAGAGATATAAAAATAAATAAAGAAAGGAAGGTGATATTATGGACGTTGTAACCTATGCTCTTTTGAATAAAAAGATTAAAGGTCTTATATCTGGTATTCAGGGTGTTTCAATATCGGGAACAACAATAACTTTCACTATGGCTGACGGAACTAAGGAAGTAATGACGTTTCCTGTTCCTGCTGACGGTGTTTCAACTACAGATATTGATGTTGATACAAACAAGCATCTTATATGCACAATGTCAGATGGTACGACTATTGATGCTGGTGAGATACCTACAATCAAAGGCGACAAAGGCTTCTCCCCCACTATTACAGAAAATCCCGATAATACAAATGAGATATACAAACTTGATGTAACAAATGAGGGCGGTACATTCACTACACCTAATCTTAAAGGAACTGGTGGTGGACTCGACCCTGATAAATATTATGATAAAACACAGATAGATGCTTTTATAGAACCGCTTGACAAAGCAAAGCATACCCACGACAATAAAGAAACGGTTCTTGATAAACTTACTACAAACGATACAGGTGACACTCTCCTGTTTAATGGCAATGCAATTAAGGGTTCTGTTGAAATAGATGATGCTACAATTATAGCAACAGACAAGGTATGGTCTGCAAAGAAAACCAATGATACGTTTAAAGAAGTTAAACAGTCTGTTACTGACACAAACGCCAAATTTGCTGATTATGATACTTCTACCGAAGTTGATGGTAAGATAACAACTGCTCTTACTGGTTACGAAAAGTCTGTTGATGTAGATAATAAGCTTGCCGAATATGACAAATCAACTATTGTTGACAAGAAAATTACTGATGCTTTAGCTGATTACGATACGTCAGAAGTTGTTGATAACAAACTGAAAGACTATGCTAAAACAACAGAGGTTGATACAAAGTTTGCTGATTACTATAAGAAAACCGAAACTTACAGCAATGCAGAAGTTGATGACAAATTCACTGATTTTGAAACAACTCTTACAAATGCCATAAAGACTTGGGTTGATAGCGAAGAAAGCCTTGCACTCAAGACTACTCTCTACAACAACAACACGCTGACATTCTACAAGAAACCTAATGCTACTGTTGATGATACAGCAGATTTTACTATCAATCTTCCTGAAGAGCAGTTCCTTGACCAGACTAAGACTACATTTGTTAATGAGTTTGTTTGGAGTGAGGAACTTTATCCTAACTCAACTAACCCAAACCTTGATACTGAACCTGTTCTTGTTCTTGCTGTAAAGGGTGACACAGATGTTGTTTACAGCTTCATTTCAATGAATAAGCTTGTCAAGATATACAAGGCATCAACTGTTGCAAGTACAGTTACACTTGCTATTGATGATGCCACAAATACAATCTCAGGTGAAGTCAATATTTCTGCTGACGAGGGTAATCTGCTTGAAGTTGGGACAGATGGTGGTCTTTATGCAAAGGCTACGGATATTACTGGCAAGGCTGACAAGCTTACCGACACTGATGTTAAGGAAAATCAGATACTTCTTGATGATGGTGCTGGCAATATCAAAGCAAGCGGTAAGGATATTTCTGAATACATACCTGCTTGGAGTGGTACAAAGGCACAGTGGGAAACTCTTGATAAGACCACTCTTGCCGACGGAGCGATCGTTCATATAACTGACGACTTCATAGAAAACCCTGTACAAGTCAAGACTATGCCTGATACTGCTACTGAGGGAGATGTCGTTCAGTATATAGGAAAAAATTCATCGGACTATCAGCACGGTTATTTCTATGAATACGTAGTTAATGAAACTGGAATTTTATCGTGGAAATACCTCCCTGTTGATGCATTAATTGATGATAGTGTCGCTGATGTAACCGACAAGACTTGGAGTGCAAAGAAGATAAACGAGAGTATTCCTAATTCTGACGATTTCGTTCAGAATTTAAAAATGTGGTCTACTGGAGATATAGAAACACTTGCGTTGGAATCTGTTTCGGGTTTAGTAACTATATCTTCTGCTGTAACAGGTATGCCTATTGATAGTGCAGCTTGGATAGGTACTGTTAATGCGACATCTACTCACCGTCAAATTTCGGTACAGCCTTTTGGTAGTCCCAGTTTGCTTTATAGTAAAATTTATAATGCTTCAACTCAGACTTGGAGTGCTTGGACTAAGATTGATGCAGGAAGCATTGATGGTAAGAAGGCAACCGATTTACTTCAGAATTTAGGAACTTTAACCTCTGGTAGCTTGTTAGATTATATATTAACACTTCCTGCTTCGGGATTTATTTATTGCAACGGTAATGTTACTGATACTCCTGTTGTTGGAACTTATTTTATTGTTGATGTCCGCAAAATGGGAACTACATACGGTGTTACGGCTATTAAGTTTAACTCAGGTGAAATATATACCAACAGATATAATTCCACTTCAAAAGCTTGGTATGGTTGGAAACAGATGGCAACGATTAATGATAAATCTACTACATCTGAAACAGAAACTTATTCTGTAAAAAAGATAAACGATATGTTATCTATGTTCCATTTTAAATGGAAGTTAATAGGAACTTCTACTCCAGAAACAGGAGAAGCGTCGAATAACACCTTTAAGCAAACAATGTCGGGTGGCAATCCTTTCTGTGTATATCATAGTTCTGGAGTATTTTGTTTTGGTAACGGTGTTCCTGCTAATAGAGGTAAACTTTATGGAATGACTGCTGGAGTAGTTGCCTCTGTTACATATACCACAGCTGGATTACTTACTGTTCAAGTTGGTTCTGGTACAGCATACATTTATGAAATGGAAGAAATAGTTTAAGAGGTGATTAAATGTCGGTAAATATTTTTCAGAAGTCAACGGGTGAATTAAAACAGATTGCTGGTAATGCGCCTGTTGGCGGTAGTAGTGGAAGTACATCTGCAAATGCAAATATTATATGGAGAGATAGAGCTAATTTTCCTGCTGTTGGTGAAACTTCCGTACTCTATGTGGCAACAGACGAAAACTTAATGTATCGTTGGAATGGTACGCTGAATACTTATGTCCAGCTTGATGATACGGCAAGTATTAAAACAATAATCGGCACTGTCTGATTAAATAAAACAAAGATTAAAGAAAGGTTAGGTAATTTATTATGGCTAATGTAACTATGAATGTAAAGGTCGTAAATATTATAAAGAATACAGCTGAATGGGGTCAGGTAACTGACGTTATTACTAAGGGTGTTCTCTGTGTAGAAGATGTTGGTTCGGGTGTATATAGAGCTAAGATCGGTGATGGTGTAAACACATTTGCCGATTTAAAGTATCTTGAAGGCGATGCACTCACTTCTGCTAAAGTAATTGCTGCACTTGGATATACTCCTATTGATGAAGCTAAAAAGGGTGTAGCAGAGGGTGTAGCCACACTTGATGCTTCTGGCAAGATTCCTGTAGCACAGTTACCAAGTTATGTGAGTGATGTTATTGAGGTTGCTGATATTACCTCTGCTCCCGAAACTGGTGAGAGTTCCAAGATTTATGTGGCTCTTGATACAGGTAAGGTTTATCGTTGGGGCGGCACTCAGTATGTAGAAATTTCTACAAGTGATGTAGTAACCGCTTCTGATAACAATGGTTATATCAAGGTTAATGGCACTGATGTTAAGGTTTATACTCCTACTCAGGCAGACTGGAATGAAATAAATGAAGACTCTCCTGCATTTATCAAGAACAAACCCACAATTCCTACTGGCGTTATAGTTGACGATGCTCTTTCTGAAACAAGCGAAAATCCTGTACAGAATAAGATTGTAAAAAGTGCTATTGATAAGAAAGTTGATGCTGTTGTTGGTAAAACACTTACATCTAACGACTTTACAGATGAACTTAAGGCAAAACTTGATGGTATTGCAGAAGGTGCAACCGCTGTAACTGTTGACGAAACTCTTACCGCTGATGGTGTAAACCCAGTTCAGGGCAAGGCTATTAAGGCTGCTCTTGACGGTAAGGTTGATGCAACTGATACTCTTATTCTCAATTGCACTCTGTAATGATACATATATAAATATAGAAGAAAGGTGATTTTTATGAGTGAGAGAATTTTTGATAATGTAAAAATCACCAGTAGTTTTGATGTGCCTGAAACTGGAGGCAATTTAGTTTCAGGCGAAACTATTGGAAAACACTTTGGCAAGATCGCTAAACATATGGAGGATAAAAGTATTCACCACACTGTTGATGATGCTCTGTCTTCTACATCTACCAATCCAGTGCAAAATAAAGTAGTTAATACTGCACTTAATAGTAAAACTCAGCGATTTTCATTGGGAGCGGTTACTGCTAAAACTTGGACTGTATTTGCAACTACACCAAATACTAATACTGTAAGAAATGTATCTGCTACATTTCTTATATCAGACCTTGATAATGTAGCATCTGCCAGTCAGGGTGCTTGGATAGTTCAGGTTAGCAACCGTGGTAGTGTGCCTACAATGAAAGTAGTAACTCTCATACAGCCAACAAGAAATGCAATTACATTTGGTTGTTATGCCGTAGAATCTCAATCAGTATTTAAGTTCGGTGTATGCGTTGATGGTTACAGAGGTACAACGAATATAACTGTACTTGGTAATACTGGGGTTACAATAGGTAATATTCTTAGTACAACAACTATTCCTACTGGTTGGACAGCAGTTACACCGCTTAGATATGCAGAAAATAAGAATATGACTGGTGCTACAGCATCAGCTAATGGCACAGCAGGTTTAGTTCCATTGCCCGAAGCTGGTACACAAACTAAATTTCTTCGTGGAGATGGTACTTGGCAAGTTCCTGACATTCATGCAATGATAACTGGGCTTCAAGAAGCAATAACCACGCCAACTGATAATGACTTTTATGTGGGTCAGTACACAAATGGTGGTACAGACCATCCTGTTTATTTCCGTAGAAAAATGTCAAATTTGTGGGCATATATAAAGACTAAGCTTACAAATGCAACAACATCTGCAAATGGTCTTATGTCTGCATCAGATAAAACTAAACTTGATGGTGTTGCTACTGGAGCTACAAAAAATCAAGTTTGTACATTTACAACAGACATTGCCGTATCTGATTGGGGTGCTGATTCTAACGGTGGATATTCTTGTACTAAAACAATTACTGGTGTACTTGCTACAGACATACCAGAAGTTGACGTAGTATTATCAACCGACAGGGCTGCTGCAATGACACAACTTGCTGCACTTGAATGTTTATGTGATGGTACAGTTATTACTGGTGACGATACAGTCAAACTTTGGTGTTATAATAATAAACCTACAGTAGCTATAACAGTTAGGCTCAAGGTGGTGAGATAACTTATGGCTCAGGGTTATATTTCAAGGCGAAATAGGATAAAATCATCTGATACTTACAGAGTTAGGTTGTACAGATATGGTCAGATTTGGAAAACAATCAATGTAAAAAAAGGAAATGCTGTAACACTTACCGCTTGCGATGTTGCTTATGACGATGATAAATTTTACGGTTGGTCAACTGACCCACAATCGGTTACAAGGTCTTATGCACCTACAGCTACATTTAGACCGACCACCAATTTAAATTTGTATGCGATATTTTCATACATTCAAAATTCAACCGTTCAACAAAGTAAATCTGTTTCAGCTACACTCGACCAAGACCAGACACTTACTGTTACCGATGCTACTGTTGGAACTGCCTACACAATTACGAGAACAGACTGTACAAGTATTTCTCAGGGTCAACGTACGACACCTGGAGTTTATAATGGCAATCCGACAACGTACACAACGTATTATCCAGATGTACGTACAGTTGAATCTACTATAGAAAACGGAACTGCCACTTCAGGCACAATCTCATATTCTGCCAATGCAGGTACGCCAACGACTGGTCGTGTACTTTCAGGTGCGGCTAACTGGGAGTCATCTCCATCATATGTGAATGTAACTATATACCCATCAATTCATATTAACTATATTACAACTATAACTCAAACTGGCACGAAGTACAGAGTAGCATCTCACGATATAGAATCAAAAATTAATATATTCGTATACGGTGAACTTACAAAAACTGTTTCAATTAAAGAAGGTTTATCCGCTACTATCGGTGAAGTTATCAGTCAATATTCAGATGACACATTTGTAGGTTATAGTACAGAACCAAATTCGACTACAAGAACATATGTTGCAGCGTCAAGTATAGAGCTACACGGTGAAATGAATTTATATGCTGTATTTTCTTATTTGAGTGACGATACTGAAAATTTACGAATTTATTCAGATACCACAACACCAAGTACGATAACTATTAATGCTGATGGAACGTGCAGAATATCGGCTGATTACAAAGTTGTTAAAGTTACAAACGGAACAGGTACGATTGAAAGTGAATCGTCTGCTGTTGCATTAGGAACAAAAGGAACATATGCAAAAATTAATAATACAGCTTTAACTGGAACTACACCTATTGAAGCATCTGTGGTTGCAGGTAATAAAATTGAAGTGTGTGGCTATTATGAATCTGATGTTAATTCAAGCAGGAATGGTCACACTTACACATATACAATTCAGGCACAATATCCTAATCACCCCACTCTGTATAGAGTATCAGCACACATATAAATTGGAGGTGAAAACATTATGTATATTTTAAATAACAACATTCGTTATGAATGTAATGAATATAAAGTAATTTCGGCAGACGAAATACAGTTCTCATTGACTACTGAGCCAACCAATATTACAGGGCAGATTAAATTATATTCAGATGATGAAGAACCAATACTTCTTTCAAGCATAGACACATCTGCTTATACTATATCTGTTATCAATAATAGTGATGATACTAATGAAGACTACATACTTAAACTTATAGTATTTATTTCCGAAGAAATATCTCTCACAAACGCAAAAACACACAAAATAAATGAACTTTCAGAAGCTTGTGAACAGACTATCATCAATGGTGTACAAATTGGTGATAAGCATTACTCTATGGCTCTTACAGACCAGCTTGATCTCGAATCGTTAAAGACTACATATATTATGGCAGGTGCGACTGCAGTCCCTTATCATAGTGACGGTGAAAATTGCAATCTGTATAGTTCTGCTGATTTTCTGAGAATTTACAATGTTTGTGCAGCACACAAAATAAGTCAGACCACATATTTTAATCAGCTTAAACAGTATATTGAAAGTCTTAATGATGTAAATGATATAAACGCTATTACATACGGACAGGAGCTTACAGGTGAATACCTTGATAACTACAATGTTATTATGACTTATTTGAGCAACACAAGCAATAGTGGTGATACCGATGAAACAAATACAGAAACAACAGTATAATGTTTTGTTTATCCTATTTAAGTATGCAGTTCTGTTTGTATTCGGTGGAACATTATATATGAGTATAGAACTTTTATGGCGTTCCAAAACAAGTATTGCTATGGGTATTGTTGCTGGCATTGCATTTATCAGTATAGGCTTGCTGAATGAAATACTTAACTGGAACGACCCATTTTGGCTTCAATGTTTATGCGGCTGTTTGTTGATTACTGTATTGGAATTAATATCTGGAACTATATTAAATATTTGGTTAGGACTAAATATTTGGAATTATTCGGACAGGTGGGGAAATTATTGCGGTCAGATTTGCCCATTATTTAGTTTCTTCTGGTTCTTGTTATCGGGTGTAGCTATTATACTTGATGACGGATTAAGATATTTGTTGTTTAATGAGGAAATCAAGAAGTACAGATAGTTTTGATTGACATTACGTTTCAGTGATGGTATAATAAATTTAGTTATATTCTCCTATGTAACTATAAACAAAGGGACAAGTTTGCTTTTGCAGATTTGTCCCTATTTTTTACGTTTTTTATATATAAAAGCAAAAAACAGATTTATTCTTTTAAGAACAAACCTGTTTTTGCTGACTCATCACAAGTCCATCTACAATAGTAGAAAATAAGAAATGTAATAAATCTTTTTTTTAATGTTTCAATTCACACCAGTTATATTTCCAATATAACTGGTAACTTGAGTAAGAAACATTTCTTACTTCTTTATATATTATAGCATATAAAAGTTGTTTGTCAATATTTTTTCAAAATATTTTTATTGTTTTTTGTAATTTTCGTACCACCCAAGAAAACTACTAAATATTTCATTTTCAGCTTTTTACGAGCAGTTATAGCATCTTCAATATTGTCGAATCTGCCAAGATTATATTTCTTTTTTCCGAACATAATTTCAGCAACCTACTTTTTCGACTTTTATCAAGATGGATTGTTGACATAATTAGTGAATTATGATATACTATAGGACTACCCTATAGAAAGGAAGTCTTATAATGAAAATAGCCATTTATTCAAGAAAATCAAAGTTTACTGGTAAGGGTGAAAGTATTGAAAATCAGGTTGAGATGTGCAGAGATTATATTTTTAAAATGATGCCCGATGTAAATAATGAAGATATATCGGTATATGAAGATGAGGGTTTTTCAGCTAAAAACCTTGACAGACCGCAATTCCAACAAATGATGGAAGATTTAAATAACGTTCATTATGATTATATCGTTGTATATCGTCTTGATAGAATAAGCCGAAATGTATCTGACTTTTCTGGCTTAGTAGAAAAGTTAAATAAAAAGAACGTATCGTTTATATGCATTAAAGAACAGTTTGATACCTCTACTCCTATGGGAAGAGCTATGATGTACATAGCTTCTGTCTTTGCACAGCTTGAACGTGAAACGATAGCGGAGCGTATTAAAGACAATATGAATATGCTTGCTAAAACTGGCAGATGGTTAGGCGGTAATGCTCCATTAGGTTATAAATCTCAACAGGTAACTGAATATGATAGTTTAGGCAAGAAAAGAAGCTACTTTAAGCTTGTAACCGATGAAAATAAATCCAAAGTTGAATTTATTTATTCAAAATTTCTTGAACTGCAATCAATGACTGCTACGGCTGCTTACTTAATTGCCAATGATATTAAGTCAACTAAAAACATTGATTACAGTAATTTGGCGGTAAGAGAAATTGTTACAAATCCTGTGTATTGTGAAATTACAGAAGAAAGCTACAATTATTTTTTGAAGTTAGGTTGTCAAATGTGCTTTACTATGGATGAGGTTGATGGTAAATACGGTTTTGCTGTTTATAATAGAAAAAAGTCTGACAATACAGGAAAGCGTATAGGAAATAACCCACCTACCGAATGGATAGTAGCGTTAGGTAAACACCCACCCATTGTTTCAGCCACTGATTGGCTTCGTGCTGTTGCCATATGTGATATAAATAAAAAATATTCGTTTCACAGAAAGGTTCATAACAAGGACTCTTTGTTGAGCGGTATTTTATACTGTGCAAATTGTGGACATAAGATGCGTCCTAAAATAAACGCAAGACCTAAAATTGACGGAACAAAGACTTTTTACTATATGTGTGAATATAAGGAATTTAGTAAACGTGCCAAATGTAAAATGAAAAATGTTAATGGTGAAATCATTGACAAAATTGTATGTGATGCTTTATTTCAATATGATGTTATTGGAAGTGTTATACACAATCAGCTTGAGCAATTGCATAACAGCATAACTTCCGTAGCAAACGACACAACAAGCAAGATTGAAAATGTAGAGCAGCAAATTGATAATATACAAAGTCAAATTAAAAATTTAATGAGTAATTTAATGAAAACATCATCTGACGATGTATTATATAATTATATTAAAGAGGAAGTAAGTTCGTTAGATACTCAGCTTAAAAATTTACAAGTTAAACGTCAGGAATTAATTGACAATGCTTCTGCTTCAACCGACTACCAAGCACAATATGATTTTATTTATGGTACATTAACAAATTTCAGAAAAACATTTGACTATCTTACAGTTCCACAAAAACGTGAATTATTGCGTACAATTATCAATCGCATTGAATGGGATGGTGAAAATGTAAATATTTTTATTTATGGTGCAACCGACCAAAACCACGCAGAATAGGCGTTTTCAGGTTGTGCCAACAATGTCGTTAAACAATGAGTCTATGTTTCCGTTACTGAGTTACTGCCAACGAGATCCTTATGTTTTTCCGTGCTCAGAAAAAATCCGCAGGCGACATTTAC